GTTTATTTGATCTGGATGTAAAGTAATATTTTTCTTTTCATCAACAGTAGAATATTTATCATCAAAATATTCTTCATACCATAAATATTTATCGCTGATACTCCAAACTTCATCGGTAGACTCTTCATCTTCGCCGGAGTAAGCGGCAATTGCTCCATCAAGCGGAGCGATTTCTTCTGAGTAGGCTGCAATGCCATTACTTGTTTCATCAAGTGTTGCCACCTCAGAAGCAGTAGATAAAGCCATCGCCGTGGCTTTTGCTTTCATAAGATCACTTAAAGATGCCATTGGGTTTGGCCCTCCTTTTATTTAATAGAAAAGACGCATAGAAGATTAATCCTATGCATCCATAGTTTATGTTTGTTATTTCAATCAAACTTTGTTTAGATATTTACATATTTCATTTATCAATTCTTATCCTATAGCAAAGAAAGATTATAAATATTTGATGAAAAATCTTCACTATAAAATTCTGCTAAAATAATGTGCATATTATTCTTTCTATTCAAGCCAGATTTTATAAATCGACATTGCTTCAGTCTTATATTCTTCGTAATCTTCACCCTCTTGATAAGCACTATACTCAGTAATATAAATAAATGGTTGTCCATATAAACTACAACAACTCGCATATTGTGATAAATTAGTAAAATTTGAAATACTAAACTCGACAGTTCTTTTACCATTAATTACCGTCCTATACACAGCATCCGTTAGTAAATTGTAATTCCAATTAATACTAGTTTTAATAATGTTGTTACCACTTGTAACAGACGTTCCTTTTGCAGGAAATCCAAAACTTACATAAAAATTGTGATTTTGCAATGATAATATCGAGCCAGAGTCCAAAGTAACACAGATTTTAGAATAATCGTCAAGAGTGGTCAATGGTAATCTGCTGTCACTATAAAATCTCTCTGCTCTCAAATTATATCCATTCAAATTAACATAACTACTTTGTTTTTCGACGTGTAAGTAAGTTGATTCAACTGTTGCCAAATGATTCGCCTTAATGTTATATGGGTTGTCACCATTGTCATATATGATAAATCCTTGACTATAAATTTCTCTAGCCACACCACCAACACCTACATAACCATTAGTTACATTTCTAGCTACACCACTTACACCAATAGAGGGTTGTTTTACATTCCGAGCAACATTACTTACTCCTAAATCTATTTGTCCCATAATGTTCTCCTTTTTTTAATTAAAATAGGCACGTAAGAGATAAATCCTACGTGCCCCTAGTTTTTTATTCTTCAATTAAATATTCGCAATCAATATCAATAAGAATCTGTCTAACTTCTTCTTTGATTTTATCTGGAACTTGTGCGAATGTTTTCTTACCTTTTACAATTAATGAAACGTATACCATTGCCATAGTATTTTCCTCCTTAAATTTTATAAAATAAAAAATCACTGGAATACTTGCTCCCAATGATAACCACAAAAAATTATTCAATTTTCTCATAATATTTTTAATTTTTTATTATTAAAGTTCAATTCCTAAAAGAGCGGCAACTTCTGCACGAATTTTCTCAGGAACTTCATTAATTGTTTTAATACCTTTTTTTACTAAGTTTGCATATACTTTAACCATAATGTCCTCCTTAATTATTTATATTTATTCAAACCAAATTTTGATAAATTTAACTGGGGCAGGTTTGGTTGTACCATCATCTTTCCATACACGAGCAGAAATTCGAATAATACATTCATCTGCTGGGATTAACGATGTGTCCATATTTATTGTTAGAGTCCCTTCTCTTGATCCCCATCCAGTACCCAACTCATTATAATTGTCATAATCAGATACAGATATAGCTAATGAATTTGTGTAAGCTGGAAATACAGTCGGTACATCCTCTACAATAAAACACATTTTTGTATATGGAGTTAAGTCAACAGCTGGAGTTACAATTGATTGATATTTAGAACTTGAACTAAATATCATATAACCATTACTCTCAAATATACTCATATCAGTCCATGTATAATCAGTTACGCCATTATCAAATAAAATTAAACTTTTCTGCCAAATCTGTCTAGCTACACCATTAACACCAATAAAACCATTGGTTATTGAACGACTTACCCCCCCCCACTCCGATGGAAGGTTGCACTACATTTCTTGCTACTCCAGCAACTCCTATATCAATTTGTCCCATATAATCACTTCCTACATGCTTTCGTAAATTTCACAAAGAGCAAGCTGTGTATTTGTAATTTCCTCTGACATAGATGCAATTTGTGTCTCTGTATATGTACGCTGTGCCATTGTTACCATTACTCGCATCTCTGTTACCTCTGGTTCAACATCATTACCACCAGAAACAACTACTGACTTCTTCACAAGCTCTGTACGAATCACATATCCTTTATGAATATTCTCACTTTCATCATCCCCAATAAGTGTAATTGCTCCACAGTTTGCTTCTGTAAAAATTTCATCAATTTCGTCAATAGATTCTGTTCCTGGAAAAACAAATGTAAGTGCATCACGACTTGCACCTTGAGTATATTTTTGACCACCTGTTACAATAAGAGCAGTCTTTTCTAATCCGTTTGCTAAAATAACTTTCATAGTTTCATTCTCCTTTATATTGAAATAAAATAAGACCGCAAAAAAATTGCAGTCATTAAATAAGATCATTATTCATATTGAAAATAAATATCACCATTAGCCAAACCACTAAATGCACTTCCAGCAGTTGCCTCAGTTGTACCTGCAAATATATTTCTTACTTGTTTTGTTGTTACGGTAGCAACAGCAGTAGCATTTGCTAACACTTTACCAGCTAATGTTCCTGCGGTAATTGTTCCAGCCGCTTGTGAATGTCCAGAAGCAGCTTTGCTATCCAACTGAGTTTGAATTGCACTTGTAACTCCATCTAAGAATGCAAGTTCTGTTGTGGTTACATCAGATACGGCAACCTTTCCGCTACCATTACTAATTAAAACTCTACTCGCAGTTAAATCCGCTGATGCAATAGTAGTAGCAGCACCTGTAATATTCGCTTGTTTACCATCCAACTGCGTCTGAATGTTACTTGTAACACCATCTACATAATTCAATTCTGCAACACTTGTAGTGAGTCCATTTAAAGTATCAGCGGTATCAGCATTACCAGCATCTGTCGCATATTTAACACTTTTATCAGCATCGGCAGTATTATCTACATTACTAAACTGTGTTGCAATTTCTTCTTGAACTGCATCAATATCAGACCGCAAATCAGTAACCTTTGATTCCATATTTGTCTGTACATCAGAGATCATTGAATCCACTTTTTCTGCTGAATAAGCTACTGTAGCAGACTGTTCTGGCGTTGGATCATCATTAATTCCGGCAGCATTTTGAACAACTTCAGTATAAAATTCATCTACCTTATTTAATAAGAATCTCTGCATCGCAATAATAGCATCGCGGATCATGTTCCATTTTTCTGCATCATGAAGACAATTATATAAATCTGGATAATTTATAATTAACTGATCAGCCGCAGCTTTATTGCCAGATGAAATGTATTGATTATACTGCAATACAATTGGTAATAAAGTAACACTGACATTAGACATCCGAGGAAAGGTATCTTCGCTTACTGGAAATTTTGTTAAAGGAGTGTCTTCGTACCCCTCGGTTATTGTTTCAACTATATAAGCCATTTATCTATTTCACCCCTTTATTCTTTACATAAGAAAATGACTCCCTAAACTTATAGAGAGTCATTGACATTGTTCCGCTAAGACTAGACCAACTAAAATTCTTAATCATATACTGATTTGTTTCTCCGCTAGTCTTAGATGTATATTTAATTTTCTGATTAACATCCAACCATGGGATGATAAGTAAATTTAAGTTAATCGTATCTTGAAGAGCAGTTGTTTGATACGTCAAATATTCCGCTTGGTTGTAACATAAATCATCAGAATATAATTGATCGTAATCAACTCTATTTAAGATTTCATATCCTAGATTATCAACAGCAAACGGACATTCTGGGTTGTTTTCTGTATAAACACCATGGCATTGATATTGACCAAGAAGATATAAGCAATTCTGTATTGACTCGCCTAAATTTCTGCGGTATGAAAATACATAAATCTGATTTGCTTTCATACGTCCAGCTACAATTGGAGTGCCATCATCATTTACTATTGGGATAACGTCACTTCCAATTTTCACCATATCTCCACCAATCGAATCGGCACAAATCTTAATACCAATCTGATCAAGATGGTCAATCTCATCAATAGAAGATACATATTCTTTAACTTCTTCGCCAGCCTCAATATCTTCTTTGTTCCCTACCATTGGAAGATTAATGGTATATATGCCAATACCATCTTCAACAGCAAAAGTACATTCTTCTGTGTAACGGTCATCATACTCTAATTCTAAGACCTTACCCCAAACTTCCGTCTTGTTGTAAATTCCAGTAAAATCAATGGATGAACTTTCCGAAATCCATATTGCATCCAAGAAATCATCATTGAAAATAACTGGTTCATGTAATCCAGTTGGTATTTGTCTCCAAATAAATGTGCCATCAACATCGAAAAAGAATTCCCATGAATCATATAATTCACAAATCTTTGTCCAAATGTCACAATATGTAACCGTACCAGTAAATTCCAAATCATAAGGAATCTCTTTACCAATATCCTCAATGTAATATTTTTTAATACCAGCAGCCTCAACAAGAGCTACCACTGATTTACGAATATCTTCACCAGCGGGGATGAGTAATTCATACGATGATAATTGTCCATTTTTTGTTCCGTCATAATCTGCCATGAGGTCAACACATTTTAATGATAACTGATTTGTAACTGCATCATATGTATAATCGGCAGATTGATATGAAAAAGTACCAAATAAAAAATATGAAATTTCTCTTGTTCTGAGATTACGAATACCATAGAAAACCTGAATGTATTTGTTGATCCAGATTTTGCGATCGCTGCCTACTAAAAACGATGGATCCGAAACATACATTTCACACGAATAACTACGTCTTTGCTTAGACTGGCTATCTACATTGAGATTGTCAGATATTAGATTACCCTCTAAAGAATCTAAAATTTTATATGTATAATCAAGCAAATTAATCTTGATAAAAACATCTTTTGTCTGTTGCTTGATCAAATTTAAATCGTCTTGAGTAGGAGAGCAGTACATATAAATCCCTCCTATCTGTCCACATCTGTATTAATAAAGCCGCCATCATACAGATCTGCAATGCTATACGGACTACCTGCTTCAACCCATTCAATCTGATGGTTAACTAACTGATAATGCCCAGTATTCGATCTTGGAATGTCGTTTATTACGTTAACCATCCAAATATCGCCCTCAAAAGATTTGATAATCTTGAGTTCACCATTTGCAAGGAATTGGTCAATTTCGTTGCGGTATTTCCAAGCATTTTCTATATCGAAACCGCAATTGTCATCAGGTTTGATAAATGAAACATTAATATTACCAGCATAATATTGTGTAATACCATTATTAATAACATAAGGATATTTTCTGCCTGGAGGAGTAATTACATTAGATTGACGCTTATATGTAAGTGTTTGCTCCATGTTAAGAATCATCGGATATGATTCTCCATGTGGGCCACAAATGAAATAGGTATCAAATTCAGACATTACTGAGTTTGTTGCAGAATCTGTTTCTGCGTTACTTGTAACAACGACATATACATATTCAACTTCACGACCAGTTGGTTCATAATAATCATAAAATTCAACAGCGAAATCTTCATTTGTAACTACAGGCTGTTCGTAGATTGTTTTCCAATCAAAATCTCCAACAAAACGTTTCTTAATGCGAATAGAACTTACCGTGCTAGTAGCATATTTAATATTACCAGCATGAAGAGTTTCATCATTATATTCCGCGTGAAGATAAGTATCATTAGACCAACCAGTTGGAATTTTCCAATTAAACTTCAATAGAATATCCTTAGTAGCATACATTTCTCCGAGTATCAGATTAGAAATTGTAAAAGAAGAGATGTTGTCTTCTGCGACATAGTTATTTGCTACTGATTCGTTTGTTCCAGCAAAACTAATACCTAAAAACATTATTCATCCTCCTCTACAATCATTGCTGTTAAATTTGATATCTGTACATCATATAATCCATTCTGTCTTGCCAAACAAATTCCGAGAATTTCATCCTCTGTAAGCGCCGGAATGTAATTACTTAACACAGTATAATAATATGTTCCATTTGATGTTGCCCGAAATTCTACATAACCTTTATATTCGTCCGAGTTCACATATCCAACTCTATACGTTAATGTTGCCGCAAATTCTGGATTATCGGCAGAAAAGAATGAAACTAACGTTTTATTTGGGGATACTTTATAACCATAAATTACAAACGAAAAACCTCCATCAAATAAGAAACCTTCATTATATGTAACAGAATTATCCGTAAGGTCAACATATTCTCCATCAATATAATTAACAGGTTCTTTTTCTGGGATACCATCTGCTGAAATGATATTAGAATGAATTAAGATTGCACCTTGTTTTGGCAAATTAGTACAATCGATCATAGAGAAAAGAGTTGTTAAATCATAAGATACTTTAAAGTCAATATATCCAGTATCAAGTTTAATACCATTAACTGTATCTCCGATAAGACGTATTTTATATTGATTCGCATTAGAAAAGCCAGAAAATGTATAAGCTAATGTTTCTGTATTATATTGAACTGTTGAATCAGATAGTTTTGAATTATTCTGGTCATAAACAATCATCTGCCATGAGTTTAATAATTCACCATCTGCTTGTTCATATGTAAACAGAAATTCATATGTTGTAGTATTTAGGGTTTGTTCATCAATAATATTTGTAAATCTAAATTCTGGATCAGCCAAACAGAAAAACATCTGTCTCTCAGATGGTTCAGATTCAACCTCTTGTTCGTTTTCCTTGTAAATAATATAGATATAGGCAACATATTGTTCGCCATTTACTAATTGTTCTCCATCGTTTACAAGCGCTGGGTCAACAAAATGTTCTAGTTTAAAACTGCTAACTGTTTGGTCATATACGACTGTTTGAGTTTTATTATTGTGAATTACACATCGATTGGCAATTGCTTGATTGCCAGTCCATTTAAAAGTAATTGTGCCACCTTTAGTTGCATCAAAAGGAGTAATAGGATATATACTAGCTTGCAATATAATCACCTACCTTATTTATGATTTTGTTACGACAAAAGCATTTTGAGCATTTCCACACGGAATGCACATCCAAACAAAATCTCCAACATTGAGAGGAATTGAAGAAGTGGCAGTATAAATATCGCCATTTACTGATATCTTGTAACGATTCGTTTTTTTTGTTGGATCTTTTTTGGACATAACAATTTCCGTCACATAACCCTTATATGTTTTGTCACATTTTGAATAATCTTTTAAGGCAACTCTGAGATTATCCAGAATTGCCGAAGTGATCTTATCTATTAATTCTTGATAATTCATAATTCACCTCATTGAAATAGGAGACACACCTTTGACAGCATGTCTCCTTCACGTTACTTAAAATATTTACTAAAGTTCTGACGAAGTTTCAGTTCAAATGTTTGATCTAAAGCGTTCGCAAGACCATCGGCATCGTTAACTTCATGCAAGTGGAGTTCGCCAATACTAAAGTCGATGACTTGGCTATTGGAAGAGGAACGAATAGCATCAGAATTGCGTTCGAGCATTCTGCCCATCATCATGCTATTGTTTACAGTGTTTTCCATCTGCCCCGGAGTAAATACTCCCTCGCCAGCCTGAAGTTTAGCAATAACTTCATCTGATTTTAACGGATCAATAGCAATAGATTTTATAAAACGTTCAAATGAAGAGTTGGAGGATTTAACGAGACCTTTCTTAATACCATCATGGTAAGTTCCGTTCTTTAACTCTTCCTCGTATTTCTCCATAAACTCTTTATAATTGCTTACTCCGAGATCTGTACCGTCTTCTGGATGGACCAGATTGCCATTAGAGCCATATTCATACAGATAGCCGTATTCGCTGCTATAAACACCAACCGGTTTTTCATCAACATCAGAATCAACTCGATCAACTTGTGAAGATCCGCCCTTGCTTGACGAACTTTCTCTTTGTGCTTCTTCGAGTGCTTTTGCAGCTGCTTCTAAAGCTTCAACCTGTTTCTGAAGGTTTTCCTTCATTTCCTCCCAAGTAGAAGTATTTGTATTGATAGCATCTGCGTTAGCCGTAAACACATCAATATACGCCTGCATAGAATTTGCTGCTTCATGGAATGCGTCAATTGTCTCGTCAAGACTTCCAGCAACTTTGCTCCAGTTAGTTTCAAACTGTTCAACGTCGGCTTTATTGCTTTCAACAATACCAAGATATTGACTTAATAACTCAGCAGCGCCAGTAATGCCAGCTTCGGCAGAAGATGCAATATCACCAAGACTAGCAATATTGTCAAGATCCATCATACTTCCGAGCTGTTCAAATGCAGAGAATCCGTCGCCCATAGAAGAGATTACACCGGAAATTCCGGATAACGCTTCCTCATATGTTAAACTTCCTTCCTGATAACGAGTTACGAACTCATTCATCATAGAAACAAGTCGTTCGTTAGATTCGATTTCTTTATCTATAGATTCCTTCTGAGCAGAAGTAGAAGAGTAAAGGTTTTGGAAGATGTCACGTAAATCCTGGCTATCTGCTAACACAGAATCTTGCCAACCTTCGCCAAACAAATCTTCGGCAGCCTGTAAGTCCTTTGCTTCTTGAATTTTATCAATAATCTCTTGCCATTTAGACTTAATATTCTCTAAAGATTCAATCTGCTGTTCAAGATCGTATTTTTGCTTTTCAAGAAGAGCATCTTGATATTCCTTGTTAGCGTTTCGTAAATCGTCAGCGTTTGATTCATATACTAATTCGCCATTTCGAATAACTTGAGTGGTCTTTTGCTCTTCAGCTCTGTGAAGATTATAAAGAGCCTGCTCAATGCCAAGCTGAACTTGACGAGCTTCATTTGTAGCGTTTAAAACATCAAGCTGATCTTGGATTCCTTCAATTTGTCCGTCAATAAGAGTATTAATTCCGGCTAAGGCAGAATCATAATCTTCAAGAACTGCGCCAAGAATAGAAGAGTAGTTAGAAAGATTGTCATTAATCTTCTCAAGCTTCTCTGTTGGCATATTGAGAATTTCTTGATTCCAATCATATTGTTCTTGAACAAGACCGCTTATCGTTGAATCGATTCCAGCAATTTGATCCTGAATTTCTTTATATTTCTCAGAGTCTTCATCATACACACTAAGTAAGCCAACAAGAGCTTGTCTTTGTGCAGAGAGAAGTTGTAACTGTTGAACGGTAAGACCATTCAATTCCTGATATTGCTGAATTGTAGTCTGAAGACCTTTTGCATTGTCCTCGGCAATTTCACGATCAAGAGCTTCACGTGCTCCAGCAAGATTATCATACTGTTCCTGCATCTCATTAACCGGAATCTTAAGAATAGCATCGTTATACTCAAGTTGCTTTTCGATTAATCCGGAAATTTCGTTATCTATTCCCTGAATTTCGTCTGCATACTCTTTGTATTTTTTGCTACCATATTCATACTTGCTCTGAATTTCAACAAGTTTTTCTTGCTTCTTGAGAAGTTCAGTAATCTGATCAGTATATAAATCTATATAAGTTTGATACTGGTCTTTGTTTGGATTAAATCCAACCTGAGATTGCTGTGCTAAGAAATTGTTGAAATCTTCGATTGTATGCTGCAGAAGAGTGATATAAGTCTGGATTCTTTCAACTGGAAGACGTTCAATGATTTCGTTCCATTCAGCCTGCTGAATCTGACATTCCATTATGGACTGTTCGCAATCCGCAATAGATGCTTTTAAGGAGTTATATTCGGCAGAATCTTCATCAACTAATTCTATTTGTGCCTCAAGATTATCAATCTGATCACGAAGAGATGACTCCATTGCCTTAGAGTTCTCAATAAGATCCTTATAAGAACCAGCGCCTACATATTTTCCGGTAACCTCGGCCATTTCAATCTTGGCTTCGAGAGTTGCTTTTTCGTTATCAAGAATTTCCTGTTGAGCGGCAATAATTTCGCCAAGCAACTGAACTTCTTTGCGGCGATGTTCTAAAGAATCCTTTTCGATTTCATTGGCGTTAGTTTCCGCTTCGACTTTCTGGTCGTACAGTTCCTGCGCTTTCTGAAGATTCTTAACGTATTCCTCGTCATATCCGGCTTCTGTATAATCAATAATTTCAAGAGAGCCGTTTTCGATGCGTTCTCTATCTTTTCCATCAAGCTTAGAAGCTGCTTCTTCCCAAGCTTCATTATATTTATTAGCAGATTGTATGGCGATTTCGGCACGTTCTTTATCTTTTTCGATAAGTTCTTTTAATGCTTCAATTCGCTCATTGTATGAGTTAGTTTCATCGTCAGCAAGTGCTAATTGCTCATCATGAAGTCTTTGGAGAATTTCGTTTTTGCGTTGGATCCAGTCGATTTCGTTTTTGGAAGTAGAATCTCCGGAACCGTCATCACCACTTCCATCGGCTTTTTTACTCTTAAAGCTATCCGGCAAATTAATTTGGAGTTTGGCCGCTTCAGTGAGTTCATTTCTTGCTTCTACGATTTCATTAAGAGCAGCATAAGCAGCAAGATAATCAGCACTTTCATCTTCAGGAACCATATTCGCAGTTAGATGCATTAATCCGGTATTTGCATCAATGATATATCCAAAGTATTCGCTCCAACCTTCGCTCAATCTCTGAATTAATGTTTCGTCAATTGAAGCTTTCGCTTCAGCTAATGAAGCCCAGTTGTCACTATCATCCTGATAAGCTTCGCTTAATCCGGTAATCAGCTCTGCATTGTTAGTTGCGACGGTGTTATAGAAATCCGCATCAGATTGAAGTTTATCAACCATGGAAGTTCTATAAGCGTCTGCATCTTCCGCATAAGCGTCTTCCAAACCTTGAATTAATTCAGTTGCCGAAATCCATCCTTGTTCAAATTGCGTTGTAAGATATTTAAGTCCCGGGAATTTTTCTACAATGGATGATATAGCAGAAGAGCTAATCTCACCGGTTTCAGAAAATTCTTCTTTAACATCTCTTAATGTTGAGTAGCTTTCTTTAATTGAAGCATTTAAATCACTCGTGAATTCATATCCTTCGGCAAATTCTTTAAGTTCTGTAAATGCCGCGTCTGCGCTAACACCTGTCTCCTCAAGTATAACCTGTAATTCTCGGTAACCTGATAGGCTGGTAGAATCAAGTTCTCCGGCTTTAATTTTTCCAAGTATAGACTCTATACTATTAGTGGATAGCGATTTGAAAGACGTCATGAAATCTTTCGGAGTGTCTGCAGAATAATTAGCAAATAAACTATTTACTTGTTGTGCAGCAATTTCTGCAGTAAGTCCAACTTCCTCTAATTTCTGCACTAAAGGGTCATATTGTTCAATATCTTCAGCGGTTACAATGCCCGCTTTTGCTATTTCATTAATCTTTTCAACATAACCATTTACTTTACTAGAGTTCCATACTTTTTCAAAACGCTCAGTTTGATATTTTGCTGGATCCTGAATATAGGCAGCTTTTTCAAGTTCTTTTACTCTTGCATCATACCAGTCGTCGTTTTCATCAACAACTTCATATCCGTCTAATTGTTCACGAACTTTATTTGCATATGCTGCAGTTACCTCGCGAATAAGCCTTAGTTCTTCCTCTTCTTGAAGAGTACGTTCGTTACCAAGAGCAATTAAGTCCTCTCCGCGTTTAATCTGAGCATTAAATCTTTGTTCTGCGGTTACATAAGCACCCGTATCAGAATAAATGGAGCCTGTTGCTCCATCGGTAAATTCGCCTGGATTTGTTTGTGTGATATAGGTATAGTCGTGAGTTTGATTTTCTTTCGCATACCAATCCTTAATACCTTGATTAAGCTCAGAAGCTTTTGCTTTCTTATCAGCTTCGAGTAAGGTTTTCTGATATTCTAATTCCTTACTTTCTTGCTTGAGCTGTTCAAGCTCTTGACTGTCAACAAGCGAAAGTGGCCCCGCAGCATTAAGTTCTTCAATGCGAGTCTTGATTTCCGCCATTCTAGAAGAAATAGTTTCGAGTTTGCCGGAAAGTTCATCGTATGACGCTTTCAGTTCGTCATTTGACTCGGCTGCTTCTTCTGCGGTAACAATTAACGAGTCAATATAATCAACGATTTTTGAGCCTAACCACGCGGCACCAGCAAGAATTAAAAGTGGTTTTGCTACTGCCCATAAACCTTGAAGCGCCACTTTTAAACCGGTAGTAGAGAAAATTGCAGACTTATTAACGGAATCGAGAGTTTGGGTAGCTAGAGCTGTATCGCGAAGTGCCGGTGATATATTTTGATTTTCTATAATCTGTAGTTTTTGTTCTTTGGTTAACGCAGATGTAGATAGTATTAAAGCTTTATTTTCATCTGTTAAATGAGCAATAGCTCCTGCTACTTTATCAAAGTCGTCCGAATTTGTTTTGATTATCTTTATAGCGTTATTTAGTTGGCCTAGTTGTTTAAATTGCGTTTATATGATATAATCAAACAAAAGGAGAGTGAGTTGCGTGGAAATAGCAGAAAATTTCGAATGTCCTAAGTGTAAATGCCAAAAAGTATGGATTGTGAAAAACAGCAAAGGAGCCAGCCTAGTGTGTAGCAATGAAGAGTGTAGTTTTGCAGAAACATTGTATATAACTCCAACTACCCTGATTTGTCCTAAATGTAGTTCCACTGCTGTAACGACCGGCGCACGAGGTATAAATGGATTTTGGGGTGCGATCGGAGCGAGTAAGACAGTTAACAGATGTGGTAATTGTGGAAATATGTGGTCTCCAAAGGGATAAAATATGAGATATCTTAATTATAATCATAAAGTATTTGATAGTCTTAAAGATAAGTCATATATACATGACCGAGAAGCATTTCGCGATGCTGCAATAGAATTCTATAAAGACATAGCAATAAATACTCCAGGAAAAGATATTTGCTATCAATATCTTGAAAAAAATACGAAAACATCAAAAATATTAGATGCATATAATGAATCTCAAGACGCCATCCTATTAATACGAGATGTTTTTCGTACGTACAAATATCAATGTATATCTTTGTTGATTGTTCCGTATGATTCACTCGTTGAAATAAATCATAGTAATACTCCAACAATGACAGAATTAAAAGATGGAATTGGTTTAACGCTCGATATGAAATTTTACATTCGACTATTGCCTTTAATAGAAGCGATAGACGAGGTTGTAGAAAATAAGATTTATCAAAATCGTACAAGAATAGCTCTTAATAAACCAATAGCTCTGGCAGGTCAAGATACTCCCAAATTAAGAACATATGGTGACACAGAGCTATATATGATCATTGGTGTTGAAATTAATAATCCATGTTAATTTTATATTTGTAGTTTATGAGTCATACATTGTGTGTGACTCTTTTTTGAATTTTAATGGTTGGATTACTCCAAACGTATTACTGAAATTCATAAAATCGCAATACGCACTATACCTTAAATGCACTTCCAATAAGGTAGGAGAGTACACTGAGGATCGGTATGTCTCTGAACGTCCATTCTCGACTTATTCTCATTTATAGAGGGTCCCGTCATCATATGAGAATGTGCGCTGCTGATTAATTCCTTGTTAATAACATTTAGGCGTACAATGTATTTGCATACATCTTACCATATGTCGAATACTACATTTTTTCTGCTTTCGCAACATTTACGTTTGTCATCGCTGACTCCGCTTTAGTTCTAGTATTCATGAGAATGTTCCAGCAATTACTCCTCGTTGGTTTATTTTAATACTCCCAAACATACAGACTTGTTTGCAGACCATTTTACTACATTCTTATCTGTATTCGACCAACGTAAAAAACTAGGCAATTTTACGCAACCCTTAAGGGTCAATCAAAGTATTTTACAAATGCAATGCCTCCTCCGGCAGCCAAAGCCGAAGGAATGAGTCCTAGGGATTCGACCAATCCTAACACTGCAGTTGACAAATCGAGCACCGTATTAATGGCCTCTCTATTATAATCAGTAACCCAAATAGCTTGCCACTGATTTTTTAGTTTCTCTAAATGAGAAGAAATTGAATCAAGCTGTGCCTCTAACTCTTTTTGAGCAGAACCCGCTGATTCAGTTTGCGCAGTTTCAAATACATCACGAAGTAGATCAGGGCTTTGCAAAATTGAAGCTGCGATATTCGAACGATTTTTTCCGGCAAGAAGCTCAATAAGCGCAGAACCTCTGTTTGTACCAGCCTTTTTATCTGTTTCAAGAATTTCCTGATAAACGTCGGCGATATCTTGAAGGATTTCATATGTGCTACGGTAATTTCCGTTCTCATCTAATAAGCTTACACCACGGTAATTATTGGATGCTACGGCAGTATACTCACGAACCGTTTTATCAATCTTTGACTGTGTTTGGATAACGAAATCTTCGACGTCTTCACCAAGAGAAGCAAGCTCATCTTTGGCTGCTTCAGTACCAAGGATACGAAGAGAGATCGTTCTGATACCTGCACCTACCTGGTCAGCATCCTGTATAATGGAGTTACCAGCTGTAATAAGCGCCACAGATTCATAGATATCGTTACCAGCAGTTTTTAATGCGGCTGCAGATTTCTGTAGACCAGTTGCCAATCCTTCTGTTGAAATAGCAAAGTTATTACCAACGTAGTTTAAAATATCATTAATATCAGATTTTTCTAATTCCTGATATGCCTGACTCATTGAAATCAGTGCTGATGTAGCTTCTTCAATGGAATCAAATTCAGATACTTTAAATAATGTATTTGCATCTAACGCTGATTTCGCCGCTTCTTCGATAGATTCTCCAAGGCGCATGAAATCAGATGTTGAGCTTTGAATCTGTTTTCCCGTTGTTCCAACTGAATCGCCAAGTGCAAAACTTTCATGCTGGAATTTTCTAAGCGATTCAAGAGTTTCATCGCTCACCTTCTTCATTTCAGTTACGGCATCATCATATTCTACGGCAATTTGGAAACCTTCTTGAATTTTATTCCAAATATCGTAGAAACTTGCGAATGTTGACAAATATGCAATTAAGCTTCCAAATCTATTCTTCCATATGTCACCAAACGTCTTGCCGGCTTTGCCAGCTTTTTCTATTTGAGTGATTAAATCTTCATATCCTCGTTTTACTGTATCAAATTCTTGTACAGAAATACCAAGCGTTGCTTTTTTTTTGATTTCGTCGAAAGCAGAAGCGTATGCCTTAGCCGCCTTTGTATTTCGTAACATATATTTATCAACTTTATTGAGGAAGTTTTGTATATCATCTGAACTTGCTTTTGTAAATTCTTTACCTAAAGCACGCTTCATCGATTCCTCAATTTCGTTAACTCTATTTTGGAATGTACGAACAGATTCTTCAGACAAGAAATCAACAGGTCCAATAGATTTTGATAGATTTATACTTTGTTCAATTCCATTAACATAGCTATCAAAGCCATCAGTTTTGTTTGAAGCATTATTTTTTAAATTTCCAAGTTTTTGGCTTAAGTCAGTAATAACGTCTTCAAATTTATTGATTTGAGCAATATTTAATGCTTTTAAGAACTCATCTTGAGCCTGTTTTGCCTCATCAGTTGTAGTTTCATATTTACCGATGGCATTAACTGCATTATTAATCTCGGCGGATAAATTTGCAAACTCTCTTTGTTGCGTACCGGTCAATTTGTTCGACGCGTTGGCCATCGCACTATTCACATATGAATTAAGCTTTTTAGCTATTGATTCATATGATTTCTGCGCATTGACATTCGTCGTTGTATCAGTAGAACTAGAACCTTTCTTAACATTTCCATTAGCGGAAGTAGTGGCGTTATTTACCGCATTACCAATATTTGATAAATTACCAATCTGGGTTAAAATGTTTTGATTATTAACGTCAAATTTATCAAGAGATTCTTTTACTACTTCAAGCGCAACTGCTAAATCTAAAAGTCTATCCGGCACATCTTTCTTGATACGAACACTTTTAAAAACATCTTCGATTATATTTATGTTTTCTATCGCATTGAAATCAGCAATGGCGTTCTTAATCAGTTCAATAACCGTCGCAAAATCTCGTAAATGTTCTACATTCTTTTTGGAGATTTTTATTTTATCAATAGATAAATCCTTGGACTTTGCTGAAGAAATTGATTCAAGGTTTGCATCTAATTTACTTAACTCCTCCAGTAAAGAAGAAATTGTTCCGATTCGATCAAGAACATTTATGAGAGGCAAAAAAGTATTTGCATCAATAGGAGTAATCGACTTCGTAAGTCCATTTAATGTGTTTAATTTGATAAGCAAAGAATCTATGTTTACAGATTCGATTGCATGTCCAATTGTTGCTCTCCATTTATTGATATCTGCATCAGGAATAATTTCAATGAGTTGAGGAGATAGATTTTGAACTATTTCTGTTAAAGAAAGATTAGAAGTAGTAGTGTTTATTTCAAATGTGAAACCTGAAGCTAATTCTGTTTTTATTTCGGCAATTTTATTTCTAAGAGCTTCAAATTTACTTATTTCAGCTGTAACAGATTTGTCAACTTGTTGTTCTTCATTCGCGATTTCAGCTGTTTTTTTATTTATCGCTAAGGACACTTCGGCGATTTTATCACGAAGTTTATTGAAATCATCAATTTCTGCAGATGTAGAAGCGGATGTTTTATGTCCGCCAGTCTCTGTTTTAGGTTTACCTGATTCTGCAACAGAAGAGTCACCTTTATTGATTGCAGAAATATCAGTTTTTGTTTCAGCTGCTTCTTTCTGAACTTTATTTAAATCATCAATAATTGTTTCAACAGGAATTCCAGCCGCTACACTAGCCTTGATTTGTGTAAAATTTTGTTTTATATCGTCAAGTTTAATTTTACCATCAGTAATTGCATTTACAAATTTCCATATATCGTCAGTAGGCATTTTTAATCGACCTAGATCTTTTGATAATACTGAGAAATTCATTCCTGCATCAAGAAGCTGTTGTTCCAATTTGAAGAGTTCAGCAACGTCTGAAGAATTATCTACATAAGCTGATTTATTTGCGGAATATATTCCATTATCGTAGTTGTAAGAATCAAAAGTTCCGCCGAATTTTTCAACTGTACTTTTGATCATAGAGTTTAATGACTGTATGAATTTATCATGAAACTCTTTGTTAAAATCCTCAAGTTTAACGTTAGATACTTGTACAATACCGTTTTCATCAAAGGCTGCGTTGCCAAGTTTATACATAACAGTATACATATGATTGAGCAAAGTATCGTACAAATCGTCGGCCCTATCTTTCGGAACTGATGAAATATCCATTTGTAGTAGCTGTTCACCACAATACAAAATATTTTTTGTAAGACCTTTCGGAACTGCCTCTTCGAAGAATGTAACCAGATCTGGTTCAGAAAATCTTAGATTATTTCCGTTTGGATTATAAGGATGTGAGTGGAAGAGTGTGTCAGAGCCTTCCTTATATGAAATAGACGAACGTCTTTCTTCGCCAGAAGATTTCGCAAGTAAATTACCCTGTTTATCAAATACAGCTGCTTGTTCTGCAAGTCGTTCTCCATTTGCCGCAGCCTGCTTCGATGCTTCGTGTAATTTTTGTAGAAATACATTAAATGTTTCAAGACCGTTTAAAACGGTTTCTGTTGTGTTTACTAAAGTGGTACCGGATGTCTCAATTGCATTTGACACCTCAACGATCTCTCCGGTTTTCTCATTAAGAAGATTTACTGAAACATTTGGCGCGGCTCCAGCAGAAGAACCATCGCTATATTTTAAAGATTTCTTCTGAAGATTTCCAATTCTTACGTTTGATGATTCAACGTTTTTCTGGAACTTTTTAACCGCTTTTTCATTAGCATGTTTGATCGCATTCTCAAATGCTAAATCGGCATTTATAACCGCTTTCTCATATGGTGCCTTAAGTTTAGCAATTAATTTACCAACAAGATCGGTAACATCTTTAGTCAATGATTCTTGAGTTACCTTAGGAAATGCCTTTTCTATAGAAATATTATCAAAAGAAAGTCCGGAATCACCGTACTGTGACTTCAATCTGTTTGCTTGTAAAATAATCTGATTATAAACATCCTGTAAGTGTTTTGCGTTTTCAAGATGTTTCTCAATATCTTTTACTGTATTGATTTCGCCAAGTTCTTTTTTTTCTTCTTGTAATCTAATAAAAAGATTAATTAAATCTCCGTAGTCTCTGAAATTTAAAACATCGCTTGGTTTTATTGAATCAGAAGCGATATTCATTTGAGAAGCAATTTCAGCACCCTTGGTATGTGTCAGCTTTTTGGTTGCAAACAATCCTCTTGCTTTTCCCAGTGAATCAACAGAAAAACTATTTTTAGTTTGGGTCGCAGTGGAACTGGCAGTTTTTTTGATTTCCTCATAGCTTTTCTTTGCCGTTGTAAGTTCGCGATTAAGTTTTAAAAAATTAGAAATTTCAGATGAAGAAAATTTGTCTAAATTTTTTATTCTTTTGGAAATATCTACGATTTCGTTCATTTCCGAAGTGACTCCGGATAAAATGTCGCGATACTCTTTAACACTTTTCTTTGTATCATTGAGCATATGGACTACGTCAGCAAATTGTTTAGATACATCAATGCCTTTTAGTCCATCGTCTAACATATCTTCAATTTCACCAAGTTTTTTCTTGATTTGTTTATCATTTAGTTTTAATGCGATTCCATCTGTATTCTTTTCTACTTTCGAAATCATCGCATTATAATTTTCTGCAATTTCTTTTGAATTGTCTTGCATCTTAGCAACAATTGATAAAATTGCAATATTCTCATTTACCACTCTGAATCACCTCGCTTTAATTCATTCGTAAAACTTTATATTTTAAACTAGATGCATACTTTTCCGCACGAGCAGCGGCCTTTTCTGGGATCTTGTTATATTCAACAGCCTGTTGTAACATCGCAAACGGCGGGAACGTATATATTCTGTCGTTTATATCGTGGTTCAAGTAACCGTGGTAACCTTTAAGCCAAGCCCATTCTGCTACCTTTTCTTTTGCTGTTTTGTATTTTCCCGAACCATAATCTTGCATATGTTGAGCGTTAATAGCAACGCCACCATATACGGCTCTGCCATTATTGTGGTAGTAGCGCACATATGAATTCTTTAACAAATCCTCGGTTCTGTTGTAATATTTTTTGTATCCAGCGTATTGATCATAGTATGATTGAATTGCCGGCCCAGCCAATGCCGTTATTTCTTTTGCACCTTCTTGAGCATATCTTGTTGCAAACGCTTTTAGGTATTGCCTTATATCATTGCCCAAGGATTTGGTTCTAATCGCCATTAAAAATCACCTTCATATTCAAAAAAATTAATCCATAAGCTTTGACACCTATGGACCATAAACTATTTCTTTATTTTATTTACAGCTTCAAAAATAGATTTAATTCTATTCTCGTCTTTTAAAACGCTCTCCAGGTTCTGCAATTCTTTATTGGTGCCAGATGTAAATTTGTCGATTATTTTATGTAGCTGAGTAACAATAAGATTTTGTACAGAGTGAGCATTGTACCACGAATCAATTATAGTTTGATATACATCAGACAATTCTTGCATTTCGCGATCTCCAATTTCCAATAGAATTTTATCTAATATTTCACTTTCATATAGTAAATCATAAGAAGATGTGATATCCGGAGAACCATCTTCTTTTTTATCGGTTAAAAGATTTGTGTATAATGACACGGTAAACATTGTCATGTTAATTTTTGATACAAACATATCGATAAATTCAACACCGTCTTCACGGCTAAGAACTGATTTATCTAAAGCCATCTGTAACACCATCTTTTTCTCCATGATTGGACAATACTTTCTCTTTACGATTCCTTTGATGAGGTTTTCTTTTGCAATAGCACTATTTAAAGCGTTATATTTTTCTACAAACTCTTTAATTGTTAGTTGTTTCTTTTCTCCCATTTTTATTCTCCTTTTTCTCCTTATATTTGGCACATATCTTTCCGTCTGTGTGCTCTTGTATGCGGCCAATTTTAGCATCTCTTAGAATTGAGCAGTTTCTATCATATCGATTGCAAGTTTGGCATTTTTCAACAAAAGACTCTAGTTGAATTTTAGAATCGAAGATGCCAATATAATTCACTGGATATATTGTTAGTTCAATCCTTGGATTATTTGAATCGTAAAAAATACGTTGTGGTCTAAATAAAACTACATTATCATCTTTCCAGATAAGCTGTGTTTCCGTGATTGTATCACTTAAACATTTTTCGTAATTGGCAGCATCTTTATCAATTCGGTCAAAATAAAAAACAGCATCTACATAGAAATGCTGAGTTTCATTTACCTCCGTATTCCATTGTTGAATAGCAACTTCATTCTTAACTATTTCCGAAAATTTTCTTTTGTACTCCTTTGCTTCCTTGGTTTCATAAACCATAGATAAAGGCTTTCCATTCTTCATTACTGTGCGGACGCCGGTATAATGATTTACAGATGGAGGCATAGGAGATGTGAGTCTTAATATCATGTTATTTTCCATCATTAAAATCAACAAATTCAACGACCATATTAGAATTTGTATTGAGAGAAGAAATTACATTGCTTAATTTTAAATCTCTAAATTCAACTTCTAATTTTACAAGATGCTGTACATTTTCAACATATACAGCTAAGAATTTTACAACCATATTGACAGATGCATAGTTGCTACAATAATTATAAATAGCTGCAGAAGGATATATGTTCGTCAATGCAACCTTGTATTCTAAATCATATTCAATATCCTTAACCAGATTAAGAATTAGTGGATTGTTTTGATCGCCAATAATTGCGACTTCGACAACTCGATCAATAACAAAATCTTGGTATTTAAGATTGTCAATATCTAATCCGTCGCTATCTATAATCTTAAAATTGCTCATGTAAATCATACATCAATCTCCTTTAAAATCTTATATTCAATTTCTATTGGAATAATTACCAACTCAACGTCCATTCCTAAATCATGACAATAATTATTTTTAATCATTGCCGCAACTTTTGGTGACATTGCCTTTGTTGCAATCTCAATATTATCTGTAAATGCCCAATTTCCCCAATGTCTAGAAACCAAATATTGCGTAGGAGAGGGTAGCAATTACATATTTTCGATTTAGTCTAACTGTATATTTCTCCATAAATACTCCTAATCCAATTCATGGTTTAACCATTTTTGATACAAATCTTTCGTTTCTTCTCGAAGAAAGATATATACAACAATATCTTTGCCTTCTGGTGAAATTCCTGGATACATATCAATCGGATAAACACGATGTTTGACATATTTTTTAAATTGGAGATCGTTCACAATTCTGCAAACCTCTTTTTCTGAATATGTTCGAGGTTTTAAATTAGATTCAATATTCATCCTTGTTCTCCTTGATCAAAAAAGGGGGATATAGCTTGAATAGCTATATCCCCCATATAATAATCACTATTCAAATACTAATTTTCTTCTGATTTCTGATATTTCATTTTAGAAATCTTCTTACGATAAGCCGGAACTTCTTCAATAAATGCTTCGGAATTTTCTAAAGTTTCTTCGCCAACGGTTACAGCGGTAATTTCCTCTGTAGAATTACATAATTCATCGATACATTTTTGGATGTTCTTATGTAAAATTTCCTTATGGGATAAGTCACACTTTTCATAACGTTCTTTCGCTTGTTCCTTTGTAAGTTCTCCGCATAAATATCCGGTTGTAATATCAAATAATTCTTTACAATTTGCATTATGATAAAGAGCCATCCATCTTGGCAGATGATCAAATTCAGAACAGCCGGTACAGAATGTATATTTCTCGCCACATGCAATACATGTTTTATTTTTCTTTGTAAGCATTGGATTTTCCCCTTTTACGATTTAATAAAAATAGATAGATACGCTGTAACACGCATCTACCCTTCAAAGAAATAAAATTATTCCTCTTCGTCTTCTTCTGCCATATAAATGTAGTAAAGGGCTTTCTCTGCAGAGCAGTAGTCAACCTGTAAGCTACCGTTATATGCAAGCTGTGTATCTGTTGTCATATTAATCTCTACTTCTGGAGAAACCTGGAATGACGGAAGAACAATATAACAAGCGCGAAGTGTATCTGCAGAACACGGATCAACACAAAGCGCTTTAAGAGTAAGCTTAACTGTGCCCGGGAACTTATCTGCTTTATTGGCGATGGAAATACCAGATGCAACAGATCTTTCGTATTTAACGATATACTGTGTTGCTTCTGAATCTGTAGGCGGTGTGAATACGCCTTCCTCTGTTAATGCATATTCTGTAGTAGTAGCCTCTGTACCCTTAGTATAAGCAGCACCCATAGCGCCGTTTGAGCCATATGCATTTACCATTACTGTACCATCAACAAAATCTGTGAGAGTAACAGTTGTACCTGCTTTTACAATGATAATTTTCGGCATGTTGATCGGAGAATCCTCTGTTGCAAGAACTTTACCCTCGCCAGAAGCTGCGCCTAAAATATTAAGGTTAAGCATTGCATTGTTTGCTGTGAATTCACCGGATTTACCTTGCCAGAATCTCTTAATTAGTGTACCCTGTGCGTCTGTAGCGTCCTTAGATTCAGCTGAGATGCTGATTGTTGCATCAGCAAGCTGAGAAAGAGCATAGAGCATATTGCCATCAAAATCTTCAGCAATACCATACTGGATACGATCGATAATAATGTCATCTAACTTAAATGCCATTTTTATTTCCTCCTTTTAAAAAATTGGTAATAAAAAAGAGAGGTTGAAACCTCTCTGTTGAAATGTATTTGATATGGCATTTAGCCAATATCTCTCATAAAATTCAATAAACTCTTGTCCACTTTAGACATGTCACACATGCCAGAGTAAGCACCATGATTCAATGCAATTGCAGTCTCGTATATCTGTATACGTTGTACACTGTCCATAAACTGTACAATGCCAACGTCTCTTAACTCCTGCAACTTATATTTGAATCCTGGATGGTTTACGCAGGCAGAAACCAATGGAAGAAGATAAGAGGGCGGGGCCTCATTTTTGGTTTTTGCCATTTTTTCTTTTTCTTCTTGAATCATCCATTGTTTTGTCGTTTTTCCTTTTGCCTTTTCGACTTTTGGGAAAATGTTAAACATAGTGCGAATATACTTTGCCATTAGCTCATACTGCTCTTTTGTAAGGACGAGTTTATCTTTTTGATTTAATAAAACAGTAACATCTTCTTCTAATTCAACTCGTTCAAAGTTGCAAAAATCGATATCACCGAATAATAACCGCGTATAATTAATATCGCAAGTTTTGACTAGAAGCGAAAACAAATCAAAATCACTTATTTTGTTCCAGTCAATACCGGCTTCCCATAATTTGAGCCTATACATTGTGGGATTGCCAATAAAAACATTGAGATTACTATAAAAAGGTCCTTCGCCAATTTTCATGATGTCGCCAACCGTAGGCTGCAACACAGTAATACCATTGGGAAGTTGAAAAGGTTCTCCAAAATACATTTGTAGTCGGTCAAAACTATATTCTGAATCTATCATGTTTATTGTTTCCTGCGACGCCTATATTTGTTGGAGCAAGCATTCGGAATTTTAAGGTTCGACAATAATATTTAAAATCAACGATATCATTGAAATCGCTTACGCATGTAGTTTGCATACCAAGCACATTACTTCCATCAAGTAAATCTTTTACAAGATAACTTAATAGATCATGACGATTAACGCCGTATTCTGTTTCAGTATCATCTTCATGAACTAAACACATTACAACTAAAACCTGTTCTTTGACTTTTCTGTTGTAGTCAAAAACCTCGGTATCATCTATATCAAACATCAAGAAGTTCATAACTTCTTTCTGTATTCCATTCAATTTCAAAAATGAAACAATTTGGTCTTTGTCGATTCGCTTATTGTATTCAATAATATCTTGTCTTTCTTTTAATTCCTGTGTTGTCGGAGAATCCTTATCTTCATATTTGTTCATTGGTTTTTTCTCTGGTTTGCCGAGAATCTCTAATATATCTGGATCCTCATAGAACATTTTCTTGAGGGCATCCTTTTTTCTAATAATATCACTGTTCTTTTTGTCTTCTAGGTCTCTCACGATATTTGCAATGTCTCGTATCATGCAATTACCTCCAGATCAATAGAAGAGTAACGATTACCAGTTAAATCATCCACATAGAGACGGAATGTTTTTCCAATAAGTGAAGATGCTTTTCCTGGTTTTATCATTACGGTGTGACGATTGTACATAGACATTTTCATCAATCCACAATAATAAGAGCGCTGTTTGTCGGAATACTCATCATTTGGATCAAGTAATTCAATATTCCAAACGGGTTCAATGTTGTCATTTGAAATATTTACTTTATAATAAGACGATGCTCCAATTTTTACTTGATTTGATGTTGTGTCTGCTTCTGAAAGCATGTTGTCTTTGTCTACAATATATTGAGAAATTGTAACATCTGCATCAAACAATTCAAGATCACCGGAAATAGCAGCTATATCGCCGCTATCAGTATAAAAATCACAAATTCGCAACTCTACATTGTCGCGATCCAAATTGAGTTCATCTTGCTTCATACTCATTTTGATAATCCCTTGTGGAAATAATTCAAGAATTTTTGTTACCTGATAAACCTTTGGATCTAACAAATTGTTTGTTAACATGAAGCGCTGTTCATGTTTAATAGTTCTGGTATCTGATAATCCAAGCTTTGCAAGATTTTCACCGTATACATAATATGTATCTGGCAACCATGCACCGTTAAGATCATCAAGGCTTGAACTCATACTGTCACTCCATTTACCAGAGGTGTAAGAGTTCGCATTTCTCGCCGCACCAAAACAACTTTGAATTTCTCCATTGTAAACCCACTGAAAATTCCAGTTGCACTGCAGAATATTATATCGAACAAATGCATTTGTATTGTCTCGCCCAACAATCATCCACCATTGAGAACGTTTTTTGACTGGTTGCGTAAATGGATTCTTTAATTCAGAATCAGTAAGGTTTATTTCAGACGAAGTGTCATCTGGAACAATAACATAACTTCCAATGGGAAAATGTACGGATGGTCTAAATTGTAAATAGTAGTCAACTGCATCCTTTGCTATCGATTGCGCTGTATGCGTCTGATATTTTGCATCTGTAAAAATCCAACCATCTGGCGTTAAAATATATACTTTTTTGTAGGCAACATCTCTGGTAAAAGTGGAATCCATTAAAAAGTCCGACTGCTTTTTTCTTATTTCACCCATAGTAGCGCCACGAGATGAGAGTAATTGCCTATAATTGTTTGGGCTTATCACCGTCATCACCTCCGGAAGCACAAATTCTATCAACGAGATTGTGAGCATCTAAGACCAATTTACGATAGATGGGATACTGAAAGTCTTCTTCGCAACTTAGTTGATAGGCTGCTTCAAGTAAAGACATCATCTCTACGATCTCGATTGGGCAAAAAAGTAATTCATTTAATCCGTTGATTTTGCGCATTAAGCCTACAAAATATTTTTCAAAGTTTATGTTCTCGAATTGTTCGGATGTTTCGGGATCTTTATAAAGCAATAAGAAGAATAAATCCCGATGAAGCTTAACTTTGTAATTTTCAAATTGATTATTTTGGAAGGTTCCATATTTATGTTTCATGCCTATTCACCACCCAAATATCTGTTCCATGTAAATCCGCGATCTGTAATTAACTGTCTTTGAAGTTTTCTGAAATTATTAAGAGTTTCGCGAAGTTCGGATAAATGATTTGCTTGAGAATAGAAAGTGGATTCTTTTGCAGTAAACATCTGCGCAGTATTCATGATACTGTTTACTTTTGGCTCAAGCCATTCAATCGCAATTCCAAGCGACAAAATCTCAACCGTAAAATACTCATCGGACTCTTCGTCTACTGAATAAGAAAGTTCATAAGTAAGAGTCTGAATCTCATTATCTAATTTCAATGAACTATAATTACGACGAACAAATGGTTTCGCAATTGCTCCTTTTAACCACTCTGTCAGATAATCAGTCATTTGGATTTCGGATAAATTTAAAAAGTCATATGCTTCAACTCGTGAATAGAAGCGAGAAAAAATCTCGTCATAAGATAAAGAGGCCATGAATTACCTCCCGTATATTAACCGAAAAGTTCTGTCATCAACATGAATTTAGTATCAAAGATTTCGTCAAGAATTTTAATCTTTTGAACGCTATCAAGCTGACCCTTCGCAATCATAGTAGATGCAATATTCTTAATAGACTCTTTTGCGCCAGCCGGAAGATTATTAATTGTCTTCTTCATGGAGGCTGCGTCTAGTTTAAGTACATCTGTTAAATCTTTGATGGAATACATGGAAGCATAAGTCTTTTCCACGTTTGGCCATTTAGATAGGAAATCTTTATCAATGATGATGAAGAACGGTGCGAAAATATGTTTTTTACCACTGCGAATTGCTGCAACTAAATCTTGATATTCCACTTCAGTTACATCACCACGACCAGCCCACTTGTAATTAATACCGGATTTAATACCAATCATACCAAGCTCGCCAGAAGTAATGGATACGCATTCGATTGGATCTGTTGCTTCAAATGTTTTTTCAACTGGTTTTGTTACCACTTTTTCAGCAACTGCAATTGGTTTTTCTTCTGCGATAACATCAACTGTTTCTGTTGCGACTACCTCAGCGGTTTCAATTATTTCATTTTTAACTACAGTTTTCTTTGTTGCCATAGTTTACTCCTTTTAATCATTAAAATACTCCCGTACCGTAAAAGGTGCGGGAGCTATGTAATATTTTTAGAATTAAGCCAGATTCCAAACACCAATATAACGATCAAAGATAGTAGCAATACCCATCTCTCTCTGAACTTCGTATGTCTGGAAGTCATCTCTACGCTCAGCTTTTTCTGTTACTTCGAAAATCTCTGTTTCGCCAACGTCAACAAATTTTACAAATTTATTATCTACGTTTGGAATAATATAAAGTTTGCCAGGCTCGATAAGTTTCTTTGTAACGTCATTAAGAACAAATCTCTGCGGAATCTCAACAAGAGTTGTGCCCTCATAAGAACCAAGACGACCCATTTCAGCAACCTGTTTCTTCTGATCCTCTGTGATCCAGTCGATTTCTGTTAATCCGGATAATTTCTTAAGGTCAGTCTTGAGACCTAAGATGATAACATCAGATTCGTTAGCCATAGCAACATCAGCAATAAGCTCATCAAACGTTGCTTTATTATCAGCTGTTAATTCCATTGTTTTTACGAACTGCTCGTTTGTCGGAAGTTTCTCAGCTGCACCAACAAATTCTGCATACATATCGTTCTGAACCTTGATTGTAAATGCTCTTGCAACTGCGTCTACAAGTTCAGACCAGTCTTTTCTGCCAAGAAGATATACATCAATATCCATTCCAACTTTGATTGCATAGTTAGATGTCTTTACAGTGAAGCCTTCACCTTCGCCAAGTTTCTGCATTGTTAAATCATGGTGATCGCCAGATACTTTAGCAACTGTAAGGATTACATCTTTGTCTACCCAGAAGTCATTTCTATCGCCTTCTGCAATATTTCTCATTTCAACGAACTGGTTGAAGAATTCATTCTCTTTAAAACCAGTAGCAACTTTGAAATCTAATGCCTCTTCGATTACCTCGAAAAGCTCCATACCATGTTTCTTCATAGCACGGTTGATATCTCTCTTAGACGGTTTGGACTCTGGATCTAAACCGAGAATGTCGAAACATACTTTATTAATCTTCTCGTTAGCAACAGCCTTTGTTACTTTTTTGCCATCTTCATCATATACATCACGTCCGTGTGTATAGTCGAATAAGAACTTTCTGAAGCCCTCATAATCATTTTCCGGTTTGGAAAATACTCTCTCTAAATTTTCTGTAGAAAATGTAAATTTCATCTATGTCTTCCTCCTTTCTTTAGAATTAAGCAATAACCATTTTCTTGTTAGATACGCCGTTAATTGTTGCACCAACTGTTGGCTCGCCTTCGAAACCTTCTTTGGATACTTCGAATCTGTCGTGTTTAACAAGACCGTAGCAACGAACTACATCGCCGGCTTTGTTGTAAAGATTGGACTCTAATTTAAAACGATTGTTCCATTCCTCAGCGCCAACCGGTACCTGATATACGAACACTGCGTCACCTGGATTTTCAACAAGAACTAAATAGTTACCATTACCCATCTGCTCAACAATTTTTCCCTCGAAAGTAGTTGCAGCAGCTTCTTTGAAAAGATCAAGACTGTCCCATTCGCCAACAGCAATAAGGTTACCGTTGTCTGTGTCTGTCTCAAGTAAAATAGAATACATGTGAGCGCCACCTTCTGCAGCTAAAATGTTGGACGGATTAGCTGTAGCATGCTTGGCAATCTCATAAAACATAGACATATTTGCCATGATTGTTTTCCTCCTTTGATTTTTAAAAAAATAAAAAGATCCGATTTTTCGGATCTCAAACAAAACTGATTTCAGTTAATTAATTAAATTTTAATGTTCCGTAGCGACTGTTCTTTTTGCTCGCTGTTTTCACTGGAAGCGCTGTTTTGCCAGTATCTTTGCCAGTGTCTACCTGCTCAAACTTAAGGTTGCCGGATTTAGCAAATTCTAAAAGCATACCATCAAGCTTATTCTTAAGTTCATCTAAAGAAAATTCACTATGATTGTTTGAAAGGGATGTAAATTCCTCAGACTCAGCAATAGCAGAGTAGTCAGTAGATGTAAATAATGCATCTTTATTTGCATTCTCCTCTGCAAGTTTGTATGCGTTCAGCTCAGATTCGATTGCAGAGTAATTGCTTCTTAATTCCTTAAGCGCAATCTCTTCATCGGCTGTAAGCCAATTTGCATATACTTCAACTCTATCGCCAGTGAGAGAGAAGTTGTCCTCTTCACGTTTGTAAGACTGTTTATATGTTTTGCCGTTCCACCAATCTTGCATGATTACGTGAGTTTCATAAACAGATACGTTATACCAACAATTATCCTGTTCACCATATGTATCGTTTACAAGACTCCAAAGAGCATTATTGATATCATCAAGAGATAATTCAAACTCATATACTTCGCCTTTAGTAGATGTAATTGTATATTTATAGGAATAGTTGTTTTCTTCCGGAGTTTCCTCTGCTGGAATTTCTACTTCTTCCTCTTCGTTTTCGATGATCGTCTTAACATCATCATCCTCAGAAGTTGGTTCTGGGTCTTCAGCACCTTCTTCTTCGGTGTTTGTATCCTCAAAAACTTCGGCAAACTTTGCTTCAAGCTCTTCATCAGATAAAGATTCATACTCGAAAGTAATATCTTCAACAGTTTTGCCGTATTTCTGTAACAGTTCTTCGAATTTTGACACCAGGTTTCCTCCTTTCTGATTATTTTCATCTATAGTAAAGTTAGTTAAGTCATCAAGCTTATTGCTGATCTCTTCTAACATTGCTATTAATTTTTCATCATGAGAAAATACACTGTTGTTTTTCTCGCTGAAATCTGCAATATCTGCACGACTACCAAGCATTCCTTCGCCTATTTCCGTGCCATCCTTACGGGAGCCCAATAGAGTAGAACCAAGAACACAGAAAGCGTCTAAGCTTAGCCAATTTTCTTTTGCGTTAAAACTAAGTTCCTCAATAGAAAGTTCAACGCTGTTCTTTGTTCCATTTTTGCGACGAATAATTTCAGCAGCCTTAGTATATTCTTCGGAAATGTAAGCGTAAGCGCAAATGTAGGTCTTATCATATTCCTCGTCATATTCTAAAAAAGGTTCAGACTCTGAAAATGAACCTACCTGACGTTCTTCGTATTCATAGACTTGATTACCATTTTCATCTTCGACGATTTTTACATTATGACCTTCAAAGTCCCATTCGCCATCATCCAACTGGTGAATTGCCGCAAGTACTGGACGATTTTTGATTGTAGGCATTGCCGTTTTCGCCGCATCTTCGGATACATAAGATCCGTTACGATTTAATCCTGTATGAAAAACCTTGAATTTAAGTTTCAACATGCCACGGTGATCTGAATCGTTTTCAGCAACTTCGAATGTTGCAGGAGCTTGTACACATAATTTGTAACCTGTTTCTTTAGAACTAAATTTCTGGAATTTTTGATCTCTGCAGAATTGCACTAAATCTTCAACCGTTAATAAACGTTTGTACTTAATTGACATTTATTCACCTCCTGTCTTATTGCTTAGTAAAAAAATCTCACAACAGGAGATTAAAAATGTAAGTTGTTTGTATATACACAGCCATTCTTTTCGGCATTAAACGGCAATCTGATGCCATTGTTTACAAATACATAAATGCTTTCGTTAGACTGTTGTACTTCGTATAATCCAAGATTGCGTAATTCATTCGCAGTCTCCTTATCTTGTGTATAAATAAAATTACTCATCATCTATTTTTACCCCTTTGCAGTATCTCTTTTTTCAGCAGAAGCCTCAGATTCATCGGTAGCTTCGCCTGCTGGGCGGCCACCTTCATCAGATGCAGCTGTTTGCGTATGTGAACTCATCATTGGTACAAACTTCTTGTCTAATCCGAGACAATCAATTTCAAGATGATTAAGTGCAAGTGTATCCATTTCGGAAAATTGATTCAGTGTATTATAAGCAAGACGTACCGGCAAGCCATATGTGCCAGCTTCAAGTAATTGTTTTTTAAAAGCGTCTTTTGTATAAACACTTACTTCGAAAAATTTTACTTTGCTTGGGTTTGATAGATTTTGACGCAAAAAGCGGTTTGTCCAACCTTGAATTTGCGGAAGAAGCATTGAGATTGCAATTTCTGTATCCGCCTGGATAGCAGCGGTGAAGGCTGTTGTTCCAGAAATAGTAGAAGAGTTTAAGATTTGAGCGCCACCAGAAGAGTTGAATAATGTTTCGGTTGCTTTGGAAACTTTATTTGTCTCAGTAGTTGTATCATGTTGGAAGTTAATACTTTCCAATTTTCCCGGAACAATCGCTGCGGAAATATATGGAGGCAATGCTTCGGAAATCATACGATTAAAGTATTGAATCATGATTGCCGGATCTACTTTCCATTCATCTGCGGTATCTGCATTAGACATCGTTTCCATCTCAAGCCATATCATCTTATAAATTTCTTGCTCGTCGGCAATTGCCTGAATATCTTCTAAATCTATAAGGTTAATGATGCTGTTGAGTAATCCAGAGTATACAGGAAGAACAGTTTCCCAGTCTTCCGGTCGCGCCTTCAGGCAAACGCAGTATTCATCTGGAATAGGTTGATATTTTACACCTGTCGATTCATATGCTCGATACATCGATTGGAATGGTTCTCCCCAAGCTTCAAGTTCATACTGTCGAGATCTGAAATATGTAACATCCATACTTGCGGCAAAATCCCCAGTATTATATACGCCAGAAATTTTACAGTAATCTGGATCTAGCGGGAGAATAAATAAACCTTCTCCTTCTGTATAATAAGCACATCCATAAGCAACGTCTTCGCGAAATGCAATAGCAAGCATTTTGAGGAATTCATATTGGATATTTAAATCGTTAAGCAATTTTAAACTATCCTGGTATGATTTTAATGTTTTTTTTGCATCTGGAATTTTAACAAGATCATATTGCGGAATAACGATTCGAGAATTTAAATCAAACATGGTTGCATTATACATTACCAATCTGTAGTAAGAATGACAGCGGTAGAAGAGATATCTGCTAAGATTTCGCAGATTTTTCTCGTTTGAACCAATGTTCTGAAGATATGTACGAAGTGTTTCTTTATTAAATGCGTTTACTGTTTTAGTTGTAGTTTTTGTAATATCACGAAGACTAAGAGCTGCCTGTTCGGCTGCGGCAAAATTTTCAATATGCTTCTTGTTCTTCTGATACCATTCCCGCATTTCAGCGGAAGTTCTTTCATTAGTGGAAGGTGCTGCTGATTCAGACACCTTTTTTGTGGAAGTTCGTGCCAATGGTAGCACCTCCTATTTTTATTAGTCCCATATACTAGAACGTCTTTTGGCTGGACGAATGGTAAGAGAAGAGACAAGATCAACGACATTTGACTTTGGCTTTGCCTTTTTCTCAATTTGTCCAACAACCCAATAATTATATCCTAAGCTAGAATATCTATCTTTTCGCATACCGGATTTTTCAGTAAGTTTAATATTTGCACCATTTACAGTATGCTCTAAATTAATTAGTTCATTTATCATGAATGAAGTTTGAACATACGGCTTTCTATATTCCGCCTGTTCTTTTGGCGACAATTTGACGAATGTTTTATATGATGTCTTTAGATTTTCCTCTGCTTCAAATTCTGAGATGAGAAGATTAACTCTGCCATTTTGAAATCCTCGTCTTAATGCTAAACACATCTCGGTATTGAATGATGCATTTGCTTTTATAGACCATATGACTTTTTTTGCATCTTTTACTTTGCAGCGAGATGCCATTTCAGAATCATTACAACATGATAATGCTCTATAAGTTTCGCCTGTTTCAGAATCATATTGGTCCTTAATTATGAAGTCGTACACACCTAGACCGACACCGTTTGTATCAACTACTAAATCCGTACATTTATATTCATAATATGTGCGCATTACGATAATTCCCAGTTCGTCTGTTGTTAATCCTTCATAGGTATCGACATACACAATGTTAGAAGAGTATTGCGTGTCTGAAATAGGGATTGCACTATTGATAATAAGAGCCGCAGCATCATTATCGTGTTTTTTACTGGCGAGAAGCGCAACGTCAACAGACAATATTCTTCGTTCATTAAATGCCAAATCTGGGATCTTTATATTGCGAGAATTATATATTGGAAGAGAATAGAAAGAATTTTTTATTTTACGCCTCTTAGAAATATCTTCATATGTGAAGAAAGCTCCGTCTGTATCTCCAAAAAACAAAGCTTCCATTTCCATTTCAAATTTTAATGGATCGAAATCAAGCTCAGACATTTCATCTTCAACCTGTTCACGGGATAATAAATTTTCCATCAGAGCAAGCTGGTAAGGAAGAGAGCATACAAAATATTTCTTCGTATCATCAAGCATATTTACAAAGTAAGCCTTTGTTTTTTCAAAACTCCAGTGAGATTTGTACCAACATGAAGACATGTAGATTTCTTTATTTCGTTCCGCAAGATGGGCATACTCCGGCTTATAAAGATAACCAGGCATACGAGGAGCAGATAAGAAACGACGCAATACTGTATTGATCACGTCTAAATCAATAATTCTAAATTCATCGCACACTAGAATATTTGCTCTTGCACCTCGTCCAGAATCAGAAGCTGTAACAACACGAATCCATGAACCATTTTTAAATTCTATGACCGCCTTATTTTGCCCGACTGCCTTAAACAAAATTTCATTATTTAAATTGTCGGAACCCCAACCATAGTTTTTACAAAAATCATCTGTGATTTTCAATAATACTTCATTACCTTGCGATCTTGTTCCTGAACAGATAACTATTTTGCTACCTGGAAATAAAATACATCTTACAATACAGAACAATGCGGTTAACCAAGATTTTCCTTGACCACGGCTGGCCAAATACATAAAGTAGTTATTGTGCATCATTGCATATAGCAAAAATTTTTGGAAAAGCTTTAGTTGAACATTTAAGTAATCTTTGCACAATCTCTGTGGATTACAACGATAAAAAGCTGCCCAATAAGCAACTCCATTCATCAACCGTTCTGATTTTTCTTGTACAACTTCTTTGGTTGTTTTCTTTTTAGCTGAAGCCATATTTAATCACCATCCCTTGGTTCTCCGAAGATGGAATTAAATAGTACTTCAGAATCTTCATCTTCATTATATTCTGGACGTTTGACAGAATATTTTGACATGAAGTTTTCATAAATATGTGACAGATTATTCTTTAGATTAAGCATTTTTGACATATGCCCCTTAAAGAACACTTCTAAATAAAGACCAATTCTATCTACATCCCGTAAATCTTCATCGATTTCAGGCAATGGGCGTTCAGTTTCCCATTTCTGAATCAGTGTTCCTAGAGTTTGTGCGTCGGCCATACTATCCATGCCGGTTTGACGTGGCTGAATATTCGCCGTTGCGAGAAGTTCCTGATATGTCTTATCAAGATCTTTCGTTAGCTGTCCTTTTTTTGTAGCATTATTGATTTCCCACATCTTAAAACTTAATCGTTCAAAAATCTTTTCTTGAGCCTTTGTATTGCACTCGTATCTTGTAATCCAGTCCTGATATTCATTTTCTAAAAACATATAGTCTTCATTAGAATATCCGGCACCAAACCGCTTTTTACCATTTTTTATGGTTTTAGCATTTATTTTGGTTTCTTCTTCCTCAGTAATTACACCGAGTTCGAATTCAGAATCTTTCCATGTTTTATTTTTATAATTTGGAAGCGATTTGATTTGCACAAGATAAGCTAGAAATGCTGATTTTCGATTTTGTTCATTAACTCCATCGGCAACCATTTTGCAACAAGATTCATATAAATCATTTAGATATGGTAAATTCATAAGCTGCAAAACATGCTTAACACTATCTTTTGTTTCGTTTGGCGGGTCTCCCTTTTTTTTGCGTTGTTCAACCATATCGCGTAAACATTTTTTGCAAATTGGAAAATACCCGGAAGCATATTCTGCAGAAGAGTAGAACGTTTCTTTAGATAAGAATGTATTGCATTTATGACAATAAAGATAATTACAATCAATAATTTTATTATAATCAGAGGCCAATTCATTATAAGCTTTTTTCACAGCGCTTACAGTTAACTTTTTAATTTCTTCTTCTGATTTGGCCTGTTTTAAAAAAGCCATTATATTCCTCCTTATTCCTTGTATTCATTGGTTTGATGAGATTCGAACTCACGACCTCGGCATTAAAAGTGCCTTGCTCTGCCAACTGAGCTACAAACCATCAACGACCCGGAAGGGGTTCGAACCCTCGACCTCCGCCGTGACAGGGCGGCGCTCTAACCAGCTGAGCCACCGGGCCATATTTTTGATATTCAAAGATGTAATAGGTGTAATATTATGTGTATTGGATTCGGCAAGTTTTATTTCATAAAAAACTTACCGAAATAATTTTTGATTCTATCCATCATAGAAATCTTTTCTTTTTGGAATAAGCCGTAATATTTGCAGCCGATCATATTCATACCTGAATCACAGCTTGTCTCAAAACCACAGCTTAAACAATTTTTTGGAATATTACACATATTAGTTTCACCGCCTATTAAGTTGAAAATTTGATAATCAAAGTAAAACTTAAATTTTACTATTGAAATGGAATTAGTGGGAATTGAACCCACGACCCCCTGCTTGCAAGGCAGGTGCTCTCCCAGCTGAGCTATAACCCCATAATGGAATCTCCCTATTTTAAAATTACGAGAAATGTATCTCTACGGTTGGGTTTCCGCTTTTCCTTTTTTCTTCATCCATTGAATTAAAACGCATAGCATACCCTCTCTGGCGTGTAAATTAAGAGTGATACGTCTACCTACACTCACTATGCAAATAGGTGGAGTAGGACTCGAACCTACAACGTTTCTCTGTCACGGATTTACAGTCCGCTGCCTTCACCAATTCGGCGCATCCACCTAGATTACGGAGTTACCAGCTCCGCGGCTTCCGTCTTTCCGGAATGTCAAGAAAGGACTTACAATGATAAAACTACCCAATAGGTGAAATAGGAATTGAACATACGATGTGCATTTGTATCACCTATCTTCGCCACTAGGTTACTTGCTCATAAGCCGCCAGCAGGACTTGAACCCGCAACACATTGATTACAAATCAATTGCGCTACCAATTGCGCCATGGCGGCAAATTACTAAATCTCGTTTTAGTAGACGGCCTGCGTTTGATGAATCTGGTAATAGGCTACTCACACTCCAGCAATTGAAAATATGACCCCAGTGAGACTTGAACTCAACATTACGACCTTGAAAGGGTCGTGTCCTAACCTTTAGACCATGGGGCCAAGAAGAGGACAGAATGCCCTCAAGAAAGAAAAGAAAGAGAATATGAAGAAAAAATAGAACTATAACTAATGTATGTTCAGTGTCTTATCAACCAGTTTATCTAGCTGAGTTTTAGCATATTCTTCCATATGGTTAAATGTACTCTGTATAATAGTAGCAATCAGGTCTTTTGTAATAATAAGTTGTAATGATTTTGGCAGTGAATCATATACAAGATTAACTGCATACTGAAATTTTTGTCCACCTGCTTTGGTGGCGTCTATATATGCGTTTTCGGCAGCAACAATGGCCTTTTCGGCAGCTGTTTTTAAATTTGTGTTAAGTCGAATGTAATAACAAAATCCGCCAAAAATTAATACGGCGATTCCAAAAATGATATTAAAAATAGCATCAGTATTCATTTTTTCACCCCTAACTTGAATTGCGAACCGTTTAGCTGAACATTATAGATGCAATCAATGCCGGATTCAGAGCAAACTAAAACGCTTTGATTAGCATATCCAGAAAGTCTTTTTTCTACTGTATAATCATCCCCGGATCCACATAAACAGCCGTTTTGCACCATACAAATTCCATTTGCTTCTGAATAAGCCGGGTAATGATTGTGCGCCGAAATAACGGCATATGGGAAAAATCCAAGCATTGATATGAGGTTATTTACAGAGGATTTACTAAAAGAATCAAAATCTCCGTGAATTCCAATATAAGTTTTTCCTCTAACACAAATATCGAATATTCCTGAGTCAAGATTTCTTTTTAGCACAGTAATGTTCCCGATATGGGAAGTCATCATTTCCACAATCCAAGTAATTAAACTATCTAATCGCTCATCGTGAACCGCCATTTCCTTATTGGATATTAAACGACTATGATTGCCAGCTGCACCAGTAACCATTACTTGTTCAAAGCTATTGCTCAATGTAACGCAAAAATCGCAAATGAGTTCAGATGCCATTTTAATTTGTTCAATTATGTTTTCGTTATTAGAAACTTGCGATGTAAAGTGGATGCTTCCATTAATTTGATCGCCAAGTAAGCATACCCAAACTTTTTTTGCATTGTGGCGTTTTCCAATGGATATAATTTCAGCAAGGTAATCGTTTAATCGATCCTTGGCAATATCAGTATTATATTCCCCAAAAGCTGATTTGAATTTCTGGCCGATATGCATGTCGCTTAAGCATACAATTAAATCAGAATCTCCAACTTTTATAAATTTATGTTTTGGTTTAGAAGGATATAGGGATTTTCCGATAGAAGTGAGTTGATCTTCAAGGATATCAAGACGATTTTCAATTCGCGCCGTCAAGTAGTTCTGTTTTTGCCATGCATTTCTTTCATCGCGAAATTGAATTTTTGCTCGTTCCAGTTCACGAATTTTTTCTTCTACATCGGTTGTAGCAGAATAATTTTGATTGAATATTTCGTCGTTTGCCTGTTTTAAAATAACATATTTTTTTCGATATGTTGACTCAGACCACTCGTTGCCTAAATTTTGATTTAAAATTTTTGTAAGTTCTGGCCAAGTCATATTAAAAAGACCTGAGTCCTTTGCGGACCCAAGTCTCCATATATACTGTAATTCAGTTTCATGTTGAAATTTTTCGGTGTTTATCATGCAATCACCGCCTTAATCTGTTGCTCCAAGATCGTATGTTTCCTCTGTTTTAGCAGTAGAACTAAAATCAAATTCGGAATTTTTATACGCTTTTTCCAGCATACCAATAAGGTCTACAATTTCACCGTCTCCGTTTAAAACTTTTCCATTTACGATTCTCAGTCCTTTTTCCTTGATATCGTATTTTACAGTTTTCTTTAATTCCATGTTTTCCTTTTACTCCTATTTATTTATAGAATTTCATCAAGTTTACAATCTTCGCCAACAATGAACTCTACACATCCTAACGCTTTTCCTTGCTCGTTGGCATACATATAATATTCCTGGTCATAATGACTATCGTAAAAATCTTCGTCCATCGTTGTTCTTGACAAAACATACTTCTTTGTACGTTCTTCCATGCTGTCGAAGAATTTCATTGTATCTTTTGCTTTAGATGAGCTGTTTGAAATTCTAATATGGCCATCATGCTGTAATAAGACAGAATCTTTAAAGGCATATCTTTTGTGACATGCGAGTAAGATATGATAGCCCATTGATGCAGCTAAACCGAATACAATTCCGTAAATCGGTGTTTTAGAAGCGAGCATAATGTTTACCATGTTGAAGCCTGAGAATGCATCGCCCCCAGAGCTATTAATGTAAATTTTGATCGGTTTGCGCTTGTCTTCAGGAATATCCTTGTCTTCGCTGTTCCATTTTAAAATGTACAGAATATAATTTTCAATTACATCGTCAGTAACATCATCGTTAAAAACGAGAATTCTTTTTTCCAAATTTTCTCGAATGATTTCTTCATACATATTAGAATCATTTAGTCCTAAGCTAGAAAATAAATCTGCCATATGTTCTCCTTTTATTCCTATATATTTACGTACATTCCTTTCGAGGATGCCAGTACTTTAAACGTTTTATCCTCTTTTGAAATTGCCGTCTTAAGATCTTCTTTCAAACTGTTTTTTGCAACGGTTGAACCGTGAACCAATACCAGTTTGTTTGTATTAATTTTGCTGCCAAATTCCAATAAATCTTTTCTATTGGCATGGCTCGAAAATGTTGTTAATGAAATGCAATCAGCTCTATTCTCTACTTGATCGCCGCTAATTTTCACAAACCGATTTTCTTTATAATTCTTTATTCGATATGACAAATACGAGTTGTCTGCACCTGTGTATCCGCTAAAAATTACCATGCTGTTGATATCAGATAAATATTCATGCAGATAACTTAATACGCGACCATTTGTGCAAAAACCTGAGCTGCTTAATACAATTTTCGAAGCATGATTTTTAACAAACATTTGCGATTCTGCTTTTTCAGAGACAAAGTGAACATTCTTCCATGAGCGAATACGTTGCCAAATTTCTTCGTCTTCGCCTTCCAAAATCTCATCATATAAATCGCATATTTCACATGATAGCAATGAATCTACAACAATGTCCTGAGTAAATTCCGGGTTGTCATAGAATAATTCATATAAAACTGTTAGCAATTCTTGGGTTCTGCTAAAACTAAAGCAAGGAAGTATTAAAGTTCCGCCACGTTCAAAGACCGTATTAATTGCAACGCGAAGATGTTCGATATCAAATTCGCGAGATTTCTTATTGATTTTTCCCGGTTCTCCATAAGTGGACTCCATAATTGCAAGATGATAATTATGCGGTGGGATTTCGGTATCTGATAGATAATGATTTTTGGTGTGTAAAGCACCAATATCAGAAGTGTAAAGAATTGATTTTTTGACTCCGTGAGAATCTGTGAGAGACAAATGGAGCTGTCTTGCTCCGATACAATGACTATTGTTTAGCCATTGGAAAGAAACTACTTCGTCCAGAATATAACATGTGTGCACATCATCATATTCATATATGTAGTTTAATGTTTTATATACGTCATCTTCCGTATAAATGGGAGTATATGATCGCTTATATTTGTTCGATAATGTATTAGCTTCACTTTCTAAAATGAATGCGCAGTTCAATAGAAGAGACCGCATTAATAAAGAAGTTGCATGAGAAGCAATGATTTTTCCTTTAAATCCCTCTTTAACGAGTCGTGGAATCAGACCGACATGATCGACATGGCAATGTCCCACGAACACATAATCTATTTCAGATGGCTTAAATTCAAACTTTGCAGAGTTGATTTTATGTGATTCCAGATAGTCGTTATTTTGAAAAAGTCCACATTCCAAAAGAATTTGCTTTCCATTATATTTAATATACGTACAAGAACCTGTAACATCATCCGCATTGTTTCCTAAAAAATATACGCCATCATCTTTGATTTTCTTTTTAGAGATAAGTCATACCACCCTTCATCAAAAATTTTGGTTTATTTCTCGTCTGCTGGCACTTTGCCAAGCGCAGTAAGAACTCGATAATTCTCAACTGCATACCAATTTTTATGATGTCCGCTGGTTGGTCGAATAAATCTTCCTAAACTTTTTTCTTTTAATAATTCGACTTCTTGTTTACTAATTCTGATCATTAATCAGATTCCTCTTTTCATTTATATTTCTTCTAAATAGAAGAGTAGCGGAGCAGGTAGGATTCGAACCCACGCGCCGGCTCATCACCGACCTCTCGGTTTTCAAGACCGAACTCTTCAGCCACTTGAGTACTACTCCAAAAGAATAACTAAGTTGTGCATGATATATCAGATATGTAACAAGCCTTAATTTAACGAAAACGGTAGGATTTGAACCTACGGTGCCTTATAAGACACTTCAGATTAGCACTCTGACGCAATAAACCAGGCTCTGCCACGTCTTCAAAAGCTGGGAATGAGAGGCTCGAACTCTCGACAACGCGGTTAACAGCCGCGCGCTCTACCTACTGAGCTAAATCCCATTGTATGACCCAACGTAGTCCGCATCATTGAGAGGCGTGTTGGGTTCTGTTCTATAACTAAAATCTAAGCTTGGCGCAAGCGCCATTCCTAGTAAAAACGTATTACCATTTTTGTTCACAATAGAATAGACAGGACTCGAACCTGCGATCTCGTGATCCCAAATCACGCGCCTTGCCAACTAGGCTACTACTCTATATTTTGGATAGCTGACAACATATCACCTATTGCCGAGCGTTCATGGTATATTTTATGTCCCCCACTAGGGAAAGAGGTGCTATCCGGGTGAGCCTCTCAAAAGATTTCTCTTTTCTCGTATGACATAAGCAAATAACGGGAATCGAACCCGTACCCTCAGTGTGGAAGACTGATGTTCTGGCCGTTAAACTACATCTGCGCAATGGCGGGCTGTTAACGAAGAGCCGAGCTACGTTGGACTGTTTTATCGCGATCACAGACAAAACGAATAGCGGGTACGGGACTTGAACCCGTGTACATGGCTTATGAGGCCATCGTGGAACCTCTCCAACGTAACCCGCACCAATTAAATAAACATAGAGCTTTAACCTATAAGCTTGTTCCCACCACAGGAATCCATGGGATTTATTCATCCTCACTGCTTGACTTTCACAAAAATCCGATTTATAGGTGTATGCTCACCGCATGAAGAGCATCTCACTCCTCAGACGTTTATTGCACGGTCGCTAACGTGTTACGCATATTTTTGTACGGTGTCGGATCACCGCTGCACGCTCCTTATGCAGATATCCAGCAAAAGCCGGAGAGGAGACTAGCTCCTCTGGCATTATTTCTAATTACGCATTAACTGCATCTTTGAAATTCTTACTTACTTTAAATTTCGGCGCTTTCTTTGCCGGAATAACGAGTGCTTCGCCAGTCTTCGGATTTACACCATTTCTTGCAGCCTTCTCTACAATTGTAAAAGTACCAAATCCAGAAAGAGCAACTTCTCCGCCTGCAACTACTTCATCCTTTACAACATCGATAAACGCGTTTAAAAACTCCTTAGAATCCTTCTTTGTGAAACCAGCCTTTTCTGCTACAGCAGCAATTAATTCAACTTTTGTCATTTCCTTTTTCTCCTTTTTATTTAAGATAGTATTTTTTAGTTAATGCCACATACAAAGCCTGTGGCTGGGCATTATACAATAATTCGAATTCCATATTTATATACCGCATTGGCACAGGCGGTGATAATACTCACACAATTCGCATTTTCTTTATCATGTAAGGAAATCCGTGATTTTACGAATTTGCAATATGGAAGCGATAATCCGTGATTTACCCTCGAATAAGTAAGCTTTTTACTGACAATTTGCAGAAAAGCACTTTAACAGTAGGGCAGGATTAACTGTATATAATACTCTAAGGAGAAGTGGACGATTTTTATTAATCATTGATTGCATGGTATTTGAATTTCTTCTTACGCCGGCGCTGATGCCAAATGCCCGATTTATCAACCATGACATCAATCCTGCATAATTTTTGGATATATATGTGTTTTTGATATCCTTAATCAGCTTGTCAAAATCAGATCGCAGTAATAATTCATTGTCGTCAAGCGCACATTCTTCTTCTGTTGTTCTGACATGAATTTGCCAATTATTATATAAATCCAGAGAATACTTTTCGATAAGTTCTTCGACTTTTCTGGATCGACGTCGATCTGCATCCGGCTCAAACTGTACAAAAAACTTTGAAATGGGTAGCGTAGAAGTAGATGATCTATAGTAATCAAACTTAATGCCGTATATGTAATTCATTGGACATTGCAACTTTGGATTGATTTTACTCTTGTTGAAATCTGGACGAATTAATCCCCAAAATGCAGGATATCCATTTTGTCGAATATTCATGTCGTTTTTGATTCTGCGGATTTCTGCAGTTAAGTCTATATCAAACCTACGCTTTGCATTATCTATCGCAACCTGAGCAAGTACACTTAAGATACAAACATAATCTGAATACTTTTGATCAGTGAAATTATAAGTGTATGTTAAACAAATCTGTGCTAAATTACTTGATTCGCCAATTGCAAGTTGTGCCGCTGCAAGATTATTATCGATAATTGCGTAATTTTCCAACTCATTTGTGTAACTATTTTTTTCCTTCGGAATATTGTTTACAATGGTAGGATATTCTTGATAGTACTTCTTTGCACAAGCTACAATTTGCGGATGATTTGTCACATATAAGCTATCAGAATCCTGATCGGATCCATTATTTCTATCTTGGAAATCAGTATGTATCATATTTACTGCAATGATTTGTGGTCCAAAATTGAAATACTTTTCGAAATTCGTGTGGTAAACATTATGCAAATAACCCATATTGTTTTTGCTGTTAAATGGATTGCGAAACTCTGCAAGATATTCACCACTTGAAAATCTTTCCGTATAACATTGGATGACACCTGATTCTTCAAAGAAGGTGTTGTCGTTTTCTGCTTCATCACCTGCAGCGCATAGTAGCATTGCATATGGAGAGCCGACAATAACCAAATTGTCTGCATTCTGAATGATTTTTCCTGTTTTAAAATTCAGAGTATACGCTTCAATAACTTTTCGTTTTCTATCTCTGAAATATTCACTGCGCACAAATTCCGGATCCTGTTCGACAAGTGCGATAAGAACTTCGTAATCATTCGAAAAGTTCTGATTCGCTCGCAAATAATCAAGGAACGCCTTATCGTCACTTTTTAGCTTTTTTATGTAATCAGTGCTACATTTTACAACGTCAGGCATGACATCCATATCAAGCGAATTAATCATTTGATAACTCATTCTCTGTACATCACCAAGTTTACTCTGATGTGCAGTTTTTACGATACCAAACATAGAGCCATTTTCGCGAACTTTGTTAATCCAATACTCAAATGAAATATTGAACTTCAACCACTTCATTGCATTGTCTGTGGTTACCATGAGAATATCCTTGGCTAATATTTTATTGCCAAACATGTCCGTAACTGTTGCAGTTTCATATTCGTCACCAAAGTAGGCCTTATAAAACTTTTGTATATGAGAATTAAAGGCGGCCATTTTTGTGAAATGATGGCGTAGCAAAATATACCCTTCGGCCCATTCTGGAAAAATGCTCGAATCTATAAGGGCTTGTCCATCAAACAAAGTGTTTTTTACTCTGTAATTATCAATGGGAACAGCATGACACTGTTTTTTCTCGTCCGTTTCAACGCTGATAACCTTTGTATTAAAATATGAATCTACGTCATTAATTACAAGGATTCGTTCTGGAGGGATACAGATTTTGTCTACGATGGTGCTTGTTACGAGAGATGAGTAAGCTCCCATTTCCACAATCGGTGCATTTTCATACGGCATTTTGATACCCATTTGCAAAAAGTCTTTTGCGGCATCGTAAAGCTCTTCTCTGATAAACATGCAAGAACCCTTTTTAGCCTTGCCAGGAGTTCTAAATAGCATTCTGTATGTAATCGTTTCGCTCTTTATGATTTCGCCTTTCTTATTGTGTGTATGATATGTTACCGGAACCCCATTTACATAGTATTCAATCCGAATCTGCTGTGCGCTTTTTTTAATGAATTTATCCTTGTTGTCATTTGTAAAATTTATTAACTCCTGAACTTTGAGCAATTTGTTTTTTGCTTCAGGTTTTTGTTGACTACTAGCCGAAAACGTAGCGGCAAGGCCGTTCAAATGCTTAATCTCCTCATCGTATGAACGGCTGCCATATGAAAAATCAATGCATATAACATCTCTGGTAGATTCTTCTTTCCAAACATTTAATCCATTTTCTTTTAGGAAATCGAGAAATAAACTATTGGTTAACATTGCATCCTTGCTGTCGAGATTGTCTCTGACTCCAAGATTTACATCATAAAGGCTTCCTGCCTGTATGTTTTTTATTTTTAAACCATATTTAGACATTTAATACCGCCTATTATTTATTCACTCCATTTCCTCCTCAAAATTATACTCAAAAACCGGTTCTTCCGACCAAAGAAGAAACCAAAGATTTAACCTTGTCTTCCGCAATTACCTTTCTTTTGTTTGCAGCGGCAATAGTGGAAGAGTAGGCTTCATTAATAGATTCCAAGCTTTTAATCTTTTGCTTATACTCATTTATCAACAAAATATTGTCGTCGATAATATGTTGATATTGTGCTGCTTCTCCGTTGATCAGAGATATTTCGTCGCGAACATTGGCTTTCGCTTCGGCAATTTGTGCAACAAGACTATCTCTAAAAGCTTCGTCAACTGCTTTACCGGCGCCTAAATCAATCTTATACAAGGTAATAACCTTCAGATCATGTGAATCAACGATGACGATCCACAATCCATTTAAGATATAAGTGCAGTCATTCTGTTTTGCATTTCCGGTATGCGGTTTTCCGGAATATATTTCTGTACCATATCGAATCATTTCCTTTATATCGTTCTCGATTTTTTCGGAGTTTTTCTGGATGAATACGTTGATATCTCTGGCGTTATCTTTACTCATAATTCGCTCAGCATAACGCTCATAAGCATGTTTTGAAATGATAATTCCATCAATGTTCATTGGTACCTCCTAATTTCTCTTCATAGAACATTTTTCTTAGACTACAAATATCTTTTGGAATGTTTTCGCTTCCCTTTGTTGCAACTAAATTTTTGATCCATGCATAATACACGTTAGCCAATGGAGACGTAAGCGCAGAAGTTTTCTTCGTATGGCCTTTCGTAATTGTCTCATGACTGATTGAACGCATAAACTTCCAAAAATTATAATATGCAAGCTTTACCTTAACCATGTATCCATTAGAATCTTCAATTACAAAGCCCTCAATATGACCGTCTTCAAATTCATAACGGTTGGAGGTCACTTCGTCATACCATTCAATAAACTCTTGCCAATTTGCCAATTCGAAAGCTTTCTTTTTATATCTAAGACCTAATCTTGTTGCTACTTGAACCATGGCCTCGTAATCCATTTTCTTATATGCAATATCGTTATACACAATGTCGAGAAGGACTAAATTACTCTCTTTATATTCGATGATATGCGGATCGTTTTTTACATCAATACATTCAAAAACCAGGGATACATTGTTTGTTTTTACATACTCTGTAATTTTCATTAGTTTCTGTTCGCTGAAATCATTTCCTAGTCTCTCATGGAGCATGTCCACAAAAAATCCATTAATGCTTGATTTAGACGCTACAAAAAGACCGCCTTTTTCTTTATCGTAGGACACAATTCCTAAAAATCCATTTTCTTTTACATAGCAAGCAACCGGGAATTTTAATGTATTCTGTAATACTTCCAATTTAGTTGAAGCTATCTCGTTAATGTTGAAAAACTTATCATAAGATCTAGCTACGACCGATCCGTTATTCGTATTTAAAAATAATCCTCTTGCCTTAATTGTCTGAGCGTTCCAGATTTTATCATAAAAGGCTTTTTTCGTAAAATTGAAAGAGGAGATATGGCCAAATTGCTTTTCGTTTACATATTTGTTATCACGTAAACTCTGGATGACGCCGTCTACTGTGTCAGCAATCGGAATGTCAGCACTTTCCGTTACCGGCAATTTATACACGTTGTTTTTTAACTCGATGCAATTAAATCCTGCCGATGTCAGTTGGACACATCTTAAATGACCGCCAAACTCTACTTGTCCTTCGAGATTATAGCACTTTTCATTAACCTGAACTGGTAAATTCTCACGATTTCTGTGGCCGTGAATCTGATACACGTTTGAGGAAGTAGTATTTGCAAATGTATTATCACATTTTTTAGCCTCATCATAGGAACCAACACCTTTGATCATTTGTTCTGTAGCTACAAGCGTAAGGTTTTCCGGAAGCATACTTAATCCAGCATGAGTTACAAATACAGTTTTATCATGATATGTGTAATAAGCACACTGGCCAAGTGCTCTATAAAACACACGCAAATCCTTCTTTGATAATGTTTCAAGCTGAGATTTTGTTACGTTTTCGAATTCGCGAGATCTAGCAGCTCGGTCATTTGCATAATCCCAAATCCATCTTTCGTGATTCCCTTCTAGCATCAATATATTTGAAAGATTCTGAATGGAAAGTAGGTACTCAAGAACTTCTTTATTCTCAACTCCTCGATCGATATAGTCGCCGGTAAAGATATAAAACTCGTCATCTTTGATTCCGCCGTTTTCATCAATGTACTGTTTGAGTACCGTATAGCAACCATGGACGTCTCCAATATGATGAATCTTTTTATAGGAAGATAGATCAATAGAAGAGAAGTGGATCTTATTAATCTCATCCGGTTTAATTGCTTTGATTCCAGAAGGAATTTGCTGCGTTGCAAAACGTGCATACATATTATCAATTACTTGCTCCGGGACGCGTTTATACGGTTCTCGATTCGCATTTCTTTTCTTAACCTCGTCAATTGGAACATCTGTAAAGTCTACACAGTAAATTCTATATCGATATTCTGTTGCAAGCTTTTTATATCTCTTCATTTCGGAAGTTTTAGAGTTCGTAGCATCAATAACGGTAAATTCTCCAAGTTTCATTCTCATTTCAAGAATGTTGAATAATGTTTTCCATACAAATCCGTCATTGGATTGACTAATGCCGTGCGTACCATTTGGCATTAAAACAGGGGCTTGACACAATAAACGAATTGAATCTGCGGACAAAGCATACGGAGTCAATCCATTATTTTCAATAAAGGTGGTTTTCCCAACGCCGGGAGCACCACGTAAAAGCAATAATGTTCTCATAAAAATAATCACCATCCTTTAATAGTTCTTTTTAACTTTGATTGCGCCACACTTTTTACAGCAATATGTCCACTTCTTTCCGTCTGGAATGTCGTTTACAACTTTTATTAATTGAGTGTGACCACTGATGTTTCTATATTCCTGATGTGATCCATAAACAATAGATTCTTCAACTTTCCACTCGTGGTCGCAAAATACCTCTTCTAAGTATTGCACAATTGCTTTTAACATAAAACCTCCTAATATCTTACAATATGAACATCTAGACCAAGCTTTTTAGCAGTATTAATCATATTTTTAGTACCAGGACTTTTACCATCCCAAAAAGCGAACAATACGCCTTTATCAGCTTGTGCAGCATATTCGGCCATTTGTTTATTGCGAATTGGACCTGCGGCTCTACCGTATTTGTTCCAATCTGCCGGAAATTCTTTTACTCTATAACCGTGTTCCCTGGCAAATTCCTCCCCTAAAGAGTCAGCGCCGCGAGCTTTACCAGAGATAAATTCTAATACTGCTTTACCATCTGTGTTGTTAAATTGAAGATATACATCTAAAATCCATTCCGTCAGATTATTTTCGAGCAAACATTTGTCATCGAAATCTCGTCCACCTGCAATAATAATTCTATATTCCATTATTTACTCCTAACTAATTCTATAACAAGTCCATACAGAGCCATGTAAAGAATAAATAAGAAGAGTAGTAATCCTCCAAACATACAAAAGCTAATTAACTCAACTTTTGTTTGGTTAATTTCAATATTGGTCGTTGTATTGGAAAGCATTACAACATTACAGATTCCAGCAGTTACCCAAACCACAATAAATGTCAATAATCCAAGAACGATTTCCATATTTCCTTCTATTTATATAGCTGATATTTCTTACCAATCTGATTAATGAATTCTGAATCGAATGGTCTAAAGCCGATACAGGTAAGCGTTCTTCCAATACCATTTTCATCAATTTCTTCTGGTTCTAATTCGGTCAGACAAGCATCTTTAATCAGAAAGAAATCTACGCCTTCTTTTAGTCCTAATTCCTCTGCAAGTATTTTGGCTTTGAGAAGCTGGTTTCGATTTTTGGCTGCAAGAATAGTCTTTGTGAAAATCCCATTAATCCATTGCTCATATAGATCTTTATCAAACTTTAACTCAGCCGTGTAGTAAGTTGTTGTTATTTCGTTAGATCCGGATATCCATTGACTATAATTTTCCTTAATCATTGTGGTCAAAAATGCCATGCTTCCATGAGACACTTGCGCGGCCAATTTACCAGGACTCATATTTAAATCTTTTCGTGCAATAATAATTTGTTTATACATAGCTGATTTCCTGTTCCGTAATTTATATTAGTTTTTGATGATGTAGATTTTGTTTTTTCTGCGCATAACACTATAATGAGTATGCTTGTTTCTCCTCTGATAAATATGCAATGAATTATATTTGGTAGAAGAGGTTTTCACATCTTCAAATTCTGCGCACATTGTTTGCTCATTTGACTCTAAAAACTTTTTAACAGCGATGAGGAATTCGCCAGCTTTTCTACTTCCGCACTTTTTCTCTGGAACCTCTACATTATATGTAATAGTCATTCTTATCTCCTTTTACGAATACTGCCACCGGCAGTAACTTTTCCGGTGACATCACCACATGTGCAACTGCCACCACAATTAACATCTCCGCCAATATTGCCACAACTTACGGATCCGCCAGCGTCTACATTATTTTCAACGTCTCTACAAGAGCATGAGCCGCCACAATTGATTATTGTTGCGTTGCCCTTCACTGTAACACTTCCTTCACAATCTAAATGATTAACATTTCCTTCTACAATGATTTCGACGTTTCCATCATATATATCGTCAAGCTGCTTGCCGTCAACGATTATATTACCGTTACGAATAATAACGCTTTGACCACCATTTATTTTGATTGTTTTACCATTAACTGTAACGCTATTCATGTTTTTTGCTTTTGAGCCTAAAGTCCGTAAGATATGTTCGAACATTAGCAATCAGTTCCTTTCTATTGTATGGCATAATTGTTAATTCAATATTTTTCATGTTTGCAGCATGGCCACTTTCGTACATGATTTCTGACTCCAAATTACCAACGGCAGTAACAATGCCATAATTTTTGCCATCAAATACTATATCGCCGAGTTTAGGGGTTATTTTGTCCAGCTCAATCTTCTCTATAATTTCTGCCGGATCCATCTTAAACAGATCATATTTGCTTACATTTCCGAAAATTCGAATCATGTCTTTATGTTGCATTCCGCCATCTTTATCCATAAAGCAGATTTTTTCTGCAAGTGCCCAAGCATCTTTAAGCCCATCATTGTAGGTCTTCGCCGGTTCGGTAATAAGCTCTAAGTTATCAGAAGAGTAGTACGAAGTTGTATTACTATTAATGTCTAAGTGACAAATATTATTTGCTACACTTATTACTTTTCCAATTGTACCGTACTCTTCAAAATTTTTATTTATAATTCTTACTTTATCGCCAATCTTAATATTCACAGTTATTCTCCGTTCAAAATCTTAATTGCCTTCTCGACATGCTCTGACTGTAATCCACCGTCACCAAAGTATGTTGGCTGAATCCAGTATTTATCGTATCCATATTCTGCCCAATTCCAAGATTCATCATCAAGAATAACAAACGCTTCCGGATTATTTGTCAAAATCCACTGATGAACCTCTTCGGCGCGACCGGTGCCAAATTTGATATTGTATTCTTCAGAAATGTCATCTAAATCAACAATTTCGCGACATTCTGGATCTACTTCGGTCGGAATAAATGGCGTATCACCAATAACATCAATACCATTGGTGGCCAAAATATTACGAAGTGTGAAATAAATTCGCGGTTTATGACCTGGATTTCCTCGCCAGCTAGAGCTAATAACAACTTTTGCGCCAGTTACATCGCAAATCTGGCGAAGCAGCTTAACTTTTTCAACGTCAATATTTGCAGTAGAAGGGTTATTGTAATTCATATATGTAAGTTCGCCATCTACGTCTAAAAAAATTACTTTCATTTTTATTAACCTTCAATCTGAATTTTCTCTAAGAGTAATTTTAAAAGCTCCTGCAGAAAAGCTTTATCTTCATTTAAATCCATGCACTCAGAATCTCCATGCCATTCTGTTTCATCCGGCTTTTTATAGATAGTATACAATCCGAAACCAATATCAGAATTCCATGCTATTTCAAATCCAACCCAACTGTTATTTTCGAATGGACGAACGTCGGTAATTTTTAAGTTAATTTTTGTCGGATCATTTTTTCTTGCCATTTATCTTTTCTCCTTACGGTTTTCATCAATCTTTTTCGTAATTGATTCATTAGATTTATTTACAAACTCTTGCCATTCCTTAGATATAACGTTTTCACTATGTTCGAGACAGCAATGACATATAAAACCGCCGTTTTTTAATTGTTGCCATCCAGCAGATTTTGGACCAAAGCCGTCGAAATATGGATATATTTTATAACCGCATACTCTACAAGTAATAACTTTTTTCCTTTTTATCCAATACAAACTATCTATGTATTCGATAAAATTAAAAAAATTGCAATATAAAAACGACCATAAACTATCCGTATATGGCACAAAATAACAGCTAAATCTAAATCTCCTCATAAGCCACCTCATCATGAGCAGGAATAATCTGCTCCGGAATGTGTTTAGTAATTACACGCGAAACAGTAGGATAGCAGTAGTTATAGTAATAATCGCTGAAATATGAACCCGATCTGTTGACTGGATGATAAATTTCGATATCAAAATGGTCAATGATAGAATCTTTACTACAATATCCTTTTGCGTTTTTATCGTAAGATACAAGCTGATATGTAGTACCACCATACTGGTATTTTCCACCATCTTCCCACGGATCTTCTTCAATACAAATAACGCTATAATCTACACCGTTAAAATTAAATCGAAATCCGTCTTCAATATGATCGCTTTCATCGTGATCAGTACAGGTTTCTGCAATCCTATTTTTAACTGCTTCCACAAGTTCTGACGGTGCAATTTTGCAATCCTTAAGCTGTTCTAATGTCATAATTATTTCTCCTTAATAATTTTCTGTAGTATTTCTTCAATACAACATAATTTTCCATAAAGAACACTAATATTTTGGTTTACTCTTTCAAGCGATTGTGCGACATTTTTAAAGCTGTCGGCATACTTGCCAATTTCAGTAACTGCAGATTCATTTGTGAGATTGATTCCTCTCTGAATTTTAAGCTGCTGCTCATCCATACGTTTATTGTGTTCAAAAATTTCCTTATCAAGAGCTAAACGTTTTCTTTGAATATCATTCTTTTCTCTCATTGCACTTGCGATTTCGTATGTACTCATTTAAATTTCTCCTTTATTTTGTTCTCAAAAATTCTCAATATATCTGCTAAATCATCTGGTAGTCTGCTATAACATTTTTGTTTTAACTCTTCTGGTATACCATAATAACCTTCCGCAATACTTCCAGTAATAGCAGCGAGAGTATCAGTATCTCCACCTAAAGAAACCGCATTGCGAATAGCATCTTCAAAATTTTCGCTTTCTAAGAAACAAATGATTGCCTCTGGAACAGTTTTCATGCAAGATTCATCGTGAAAATAAGTTGCGCGAATTTCATCACAACTTCGACTTAAGTCATATCCATACATGCGCTCTATGGTGTTTTTAATCATTTCTTTAGAATACTTGTGGCTCCTAGCTAAATAAATAGCATAAGCAGTAGCTTCGGCACCTTTAATACCTTCCGGATGATTATGTGTTATTGCAGCCGTTTTCTTTGCCATGTATACGACCGAAATTGGATCATCATATAACCAGGCTACAGAAGAAACTCTCATTGCAGATCCATTTCCATAACTGCCATAAGGCTTTGTGTTATGACTAAACAGCCAATGATAAAAGTTGTCTCCATAACCAACGTCTGGATATCTTCTTCCATATCTACGCATAGTAGAAATCAAAACTTCGTTAAAATCGTCGTCTGGCCCAAAACTCATTAAAGCGTCTGCTACAGCAATGGTCATAACAGTATCATCAGTAAAAGTTGAATCTGCAGAAAATAGTGGAAAATCTTTCGTTTTATCGCCCTGATCAAACTCGTATGGGCTTCCAATAATATCTCCTAAAATTGCTCCAAACATTTTTTCTCCTTTTCAAAAATAACAAGTACGTCACTGCCATAAGTACGTCCTTCTCCATAAGAACCTCCAGCCATTGTAACAACTCTATACCCTTCATTTAGTTTCTCCCTAATTTTACGTTCTGCCGTAAAAAATGAGTTGTAATATTCGACGATCTGTGATGGATTCGGCGGTGCAAAAACGTCTGGCTCCTCGTATGGTACAAAATATTTATAATCATGTTCTGGTCCACAAGTGGCTTTATTAGTGAGAACACCACACGAATAATCATCAAATGATTCAATTCCGTTTTTAACACGGTAATGTTTGCACAATTCTTTTCTTGGACATTTTCTTGCTAAACATTTAACTGCCATACGATACCTCTTTTATTTCTTGCAATACGGAGTATTAACGTTCTCGAATTTCGGTGCTTCGTTAATGATTTCAAACAGCGTAACTACGAGAATTCCATCTTTCCAAGTTACTTCATATCTATCGTAAACTTCAGTATCAATCTTTAAGTGAATATCTACAGTGTTTTTATATTCGCCATCTGCCCAATCACACTCACCTTTGATATTAAGATAAGTTTCTTTTTTGCGATTAATAAATTCAGTACCATACTCAAATTCGCTAATTCCAATTGCATTATAAAATAAAACTTTCGTGTTATTCTCTTCGAAAACCTTAAACGGATAAGCGTGAGTTGCTTCTGAAAGAGTTAATGTTTCGTATCCTAATGTTCCTGCTAATGCTTCCATAATATCTTCTCCTTCTTGATCTCTATAATCTTTGAATGATTTCCAAATGTTGCTGAAATCGGCGTATGAGCGTTTAAACTTAACACCTTCCCCACTCTTATAGTTAACGTAGTTTATTAAACATGGAAGAATAATCTTTGTTTTTACCGTATAATCTATTGCATCATCTACAATAACCATATTAAATCTTTGCCCACAGCAATTTACACGAGCAACTTGTATTTTTATATAGCTGCCATTCGGAAAGACGATTAATGTTTCGTTGCGTGTTATGCGGAAATCCTTGTATTGGCATATGAAGCCCGATTGATATAAAAGCTCGCTCAGACTCACTAGTTTATGTAGGCTGTCAACAAAGATTCCAACTTTATATCCTTCGTATAAATTGCAGTATTTAACTGCCTGCTGTATTTGTTCAAATAAGTTCAAAATAGCCCCTCCTTAATAAAGTTCATACCAAAAATCAAATATTCGCCGGTAATTGCCACCGGAAGAGATTTCATGCTTATAGCGCCGAACTCGTCTATTCGATTGCTTTTTCAACCATTTACTTCGCGAACCGCGCCACATACGTTTGTAATAAACCGGATCTTTATCATCAATCCATCCAAACCGATCTACTGGACACGCAGGACCAAAATACTTAGAGCCTACATTATATAAATGGCGCAATTTTCGCTTGTGCTTTAACATTCGCCGGCGTTTGCGCGAATAGAGTAAATGCGACATGGTTTCTCCTTGTTACATAATTTGTAGCTTATCTTTTAAATCATTAATTGCATCTGTTAATTTTTCAATTTCACGATGAGATTCAATGATTTTCAATAAAGTAGTATACAGATTATAATTTGAATCGGAAGGTTTCATAAAAGTGATTTTCGCTGTAATAATTCTCCAAAATTTGATTCAGATACCATAATGGATGAACGAAGCTTTTTTATATTATTAGAAATTTCTTTATATTTCTTTGTAGTGTATTGCAATTCAGCTAATGTATCTGCTGTTTCAAAATTCATTTTTTCTCCTTCCATTGATGTTTTCTTTGAGACTTCCAGTTCCTTTCGTTATAACGGTATCTCCAAGGATAACAATTGGAATCTCCTCGGTTAAACCCTTTGTATTCCGGATTATCATACATCATGCGAATGTGTTTATATCTTGGACCAGAGGAGTAAGGTCCACCTTTCCATTTACTGATTCCGGAAACAGGAGAGTGCCGAAATTCACCATGGTATTTTTTCTGCCGAACATGCTTTTTTCGCCAGTTAGTATAATTGTCTACACGCGGAGAAGCATTAAGATACCATGGTAGATTACTTTTTTGTTTTATATGTTCAACGTAATAAGACCAGGCATCCCGTTTATATATACGTGGTTCAATTTTTCTGCCGTAGCCATCGTAATACTCATGGTGGAATCTATTATTACAGTCAATATGATCCATGAGAAACAAACGTGGATCATCAAAAACATAAGTTTCTGTATATCCAAATGCTAAAAACCGGATAAGTTCTTTTTCTGTTTTGAAGTGTTTTACAATCAGTTTTCTGGACCATGAATTAGGTTTGTATACTGTCCAAATTGTGTCACGATTTTCTACGTTGTACATATAAGCCTCTTTTATGTTAATTGCATGTGGAAATCTGAAGTAATCTCTTAAGCAATTTGCATCTCAGATTTCAACTTGTCAATTTCCTGCATCAGTGTTAAACAGCGAATGCGTTTTCCAAGTAATTCGTAAGATTCCTTATACTGGGAGAGTTCGTTTTGCGTGGTGTCATCTTTAAAAAATGAAACTGTACATTTCAGTGTAGTACCATAATCGGTTATATCGCATGTAGCAGCAAAGCCAGTAATGATTTCATCATATTCCTTAGTTAGATCTCTTAGTTTCTGCAAATTCGCTAAGTCACGTTGAGAGTTATTTGCAGATAGAAGAGCTACACGTGTTTTGAATGCTACATCGCCCAATTCGTCAAATATGACAGATTTATTGTTTTCCATATTATCCTTTCCGTATCAGTAGAAGAGTAGCATATCCATTCGAACAAATCGGTTATTTGCAATGGGAATAGATATGTGTTTTTGCATACCGATACACTATCTGTAATTTCTGTTAGTTATATGCTGGTTATAACTGCAGATAACCTGTAGTGTTAATTGCGTATAGAATAAATAAGTGTGTTGCCGATCTTTTGCGAATTAAGGAGTTTACGACGTATGAGCAAATGCTGCACGATAGTGCAAAGCATATATAAACTTCGAAATTTTGGCAACTTGAAGTATTACAATCGTTCATTTATCAATGAACTCCATTTATACATACATATATAGATATAGAAAAGTATAAGTATACATAATGTATGTATAAATATAAAGTATCTAAAGTATATTTTTTATACCTCTTTCTTTATAACGAATTACAATTTTTCCCTCGATAAAATCAAGGTTTTCAGAATCGTTTAGCACCTAAAAAGTGATAAGGGTATAAAAAGCTGATACTTTCGAGTGTATATTTTGTGCATATTCATACATGGGCTATACATACTCAATATTCATCCACTCATATAGCAATTTTCTCATTCTGATGGATGGTATGTAAATATAGATTTCGTTACCGGTTCTGATCTTACTTCTCCAGATCCATTGCAGCATTTCTGATAGAGCATAAGCATCTTGGTTTACTGGAATATCTTTTTGAATAAAATAGTTGGAAATCGCGGGATGCAGATAAATATTAACACAGTAAGCTAACGTATCAATGTCTGCATATTCATTTGTTGACCTGCAATTACAACTTACAAATCCTTTAGTATATCCTTTTCCTTGTAATTTGGATTGGTAATCTTTGAATGTAGTCCACATCATCATTCCGGCTTTGACTTTGCGTATATTACGTATGTAATTACGAATATTGTCTTTTAGTTGCTTGATATCGGTTTTGCTTTTATTTGTTTCATACCAAGACTTCGAGAATGATTGATTTTTCTGAGCTATATTCGTATTCATCTTACCTTCGTAGATATGAATCAGTTCTGCATACTTGCTTGTATCTGGTTTTTTGTACACCCCTATTTTATATTTACCATCTTCGTGAGTAATGGATCCTCTGACATACTCGATTCCATGTAAGTCAAAATAGTATTTTAGAATGCTGGCATCAAACATATATGTAAGAATATATATCTTTTTGAATACTTTAAAGATATCCGGAGGATATTTCCACATAAATATAATTCCATTTACGCAAATAAGAGAGTTATTTTCAGCTAATAACTTAAAATCATTAAAAGCTGTATCGTATTCATGCATATCTGGATTCCAGATAACATATCCGTCATCATTGATTGTAATGCAACCACTGTCTTTAAGAATTCTTATATCGTCTGGCTTAATACTAATAGGTTCAAGCACATTCAACACTTCATCAAGAATAAGCGTATAATTGCCATTTTCAATGCATCTTTTGCTTTCTGAGTTGAATCCACGAAACAATTCATGTGTTGCAGCTATACATTCTTCTCTGGCAAGCATATCATTCATCGACCAAAGTTTACCGTTTCCTTTATTTACTGGTTGACTAAATGGTCTTTTAGTTTTTTCAATTATACGATCTACTTCATCTAAGAATGGAGTAATGTATAAGAAATCTTCATCTAGGTGTTCATCCATGTATTGAATGGCCCAGGATGTCTTACCGGATCCCATAATAGAATCCAAAACGGTTACTTTAATAGTTCTCACCCCTGATTCATGCTGTAATTTCCATTAGTTACAATAGTATTATGACACATTTTGGTTCATATGTCAAGTGCGATTGTAATTTCCAATAGTTTACGATCTGATATGGTCGGTATTTATATAGGTAGATACTGGGTTTCCAGAAGATCAAAGGTACCCGGGTACAGTTGGAGATGAATATTGTTTTTTGGTTTTATGTTTTTGTTTTTGTAGAAGGGGCAGGAGGAATAGCGAAGAGGAAAGCGAGAAAAAAGAAGGGGAGGAAAAAGTCAGGATGTGTAGATTAAGCACGTCCAAAGAATACTGTAAAATCAAGGCGGGGTTATAGTTCAAACCACCCCCACTATAACGCCAAAAAACTATAATTTTTAGGCATTTCCGAAAAGTATTTTTCCTTGTAAAATAAGGCTTTTCCGGCTTTTTAAAATAAATTTGACAAATAAAAAATCTCTGCTATATTTCGCAGTGTCAAGAGACAAAGCCACTTCGGTAGAGTCGCTTGCATAGTCACTCAAGTGGTGACAAAAACTCTGAGACAAGTAGGTTATGTGCCGAAAGTCCACCCGTAACCCGTAAACCTCAAGAAAGGAGCAATCCGCCTTTTGACCCTGGCAAGGTCCGCAATTAATGCCTAAATGCGTGAAAATTGGCATAATCGGGAAAGAATGTAGGTTGCCCACAAAGTGGAAACACTAGCCCGCCTTAAGTGTGCGGTCGAATTGTGGGAAAAATCCTATCGTCGGTAACGTGTCTAGGTATCCCGTAACGTCCTAGATATAGCAAGTCGTGAGACTTGAGAGAGATATTGTGCAACCCGTTTGCAGGTAAGTTCGAGTTCTGCAAATTGGTCTATACCATGACAAGGGGCGCAACACAGCAATGTGATGCCGGAAGTGGGCAAAGTCTTAAATGAGGCCGGAAGTCCCAATGGTAATACGCTACAAAGCCCAGTAGCAGGAAGGTGGATAGTGGGTCGGAATTCCCATTAGTTGCAAAAATTTCAGAAAATTTTGAGAGGTGTTTTTTATGAAAGTAAAAGACGGCATTTACAAAAAAATGGAGCATTACGAAGTGTACGTGGACGGTATCTTCAAATGCTCCGCAGACACTCGTCGAGATGCTTTAGACGAGTACTATTATTATACTGGCATTAGACTGTAATGTCAAGACCCACAGTGGCAGACCGTGTGCCTAGACTTCAATGTCAGCTGTGGGCTTCTTGCATTGGCAAGATATTATAATCAGCGGCTACTGCAAAGTGTAGCAGAAAGAAGAGGTAGATACTATGACAAGAGCTAATTTAATCAACGTGGATTTATTCCAGGCTAAGAGAGAGATGTCCACAAGAGTGGAAGAGTACGTGAAGTGCAGAGTTCTCGCGAAAAAAATCAAGAAAGAGTATGCGGACAAAATCGCTGCTATCCAGAAGAAGCTTGACAATCTGGCAACATGGGAAGGATCTATCTTTGAGAAGGATATCCCAGCTCAGGAGAAGATCTGGAAGGATGAAATCAAGGAGTTAGAGGAGAAGCGTGACAAGCAGCTTAAGGATGAAGCAAAGTTCGACTGGACCAAGGGTGACAAAGAGTTTAAGTCCACACTCAAGGGTTTAGACGTCAATGACCCGAAGGTGGAGCAGGCTATTATCGACTGGTTCAAGAATTATGAGCTTGATGTAACAAACTCCGTATTGCTGTATGATATTCTTGATGCCATCGGTGGCAAAGAAGACTTCAACAAGCTCGTAGACTCTGAGGGTTTGGATGCGGTATCTGTGGATAACACAAGAGCACTCTCCATGCTCTATTGGGTAGCGTTCCGTCACATGGCACAGGCAGGCACAATCAAGAAGGCGCAGATTCCGGATATTATTAAGGACAATTTCGGTAAGGTTGCGAAGCAGAAGAAGAAAGACGCGAAGAAGGCTGAGAAAGAAGCTAATAAGAAGAACAAGTAATTCCACATAATCTTGGGCGGTTCCCGAGTCACTTTTGGCACCCTCGGACAGGTTCGACTCCTGTTCCGGGGGGGTTTTGTGGTGCAATAAATAATTAGTCCACATGAGAGAGAGGATATGGCAATGGCAAAAAACAGGACAATGGCGGAGAAGCATGCCAAGGCGAAGAAAGAAGCTGGCAAGGCGGTAGCAGAGAACAACACGGCATTCATGGCATCTGGTGTTGGTATGGCTGAGAGTGCTAAGAGGATGATTGGCTATAAGCCGACATGCTATCTGACACCAAGAGGTAATGCGAGACTCAGAGCGGAAATTGTGGAAAAATACCGCGAATTAGACGCACAGATTCTCGAATGTGTAAAACGCGGAGAGAGAATTTCCAGAGAATTACGCCGCGAATATCAGGCAATTATGACGCGAGTAAACATGTACGGACTTCAGGAAGAGATTCGTGCAACAGCATAGAAAGGAGAGGGATTATGCCCAAATTATATCGCTTAATTCGTACCGCAGATGAAAAACGTAAATCATTCTGTGGCAAAATCGGCATACTGCAAAATTTGTACGCCGGCTGTAGAGAATTCAAAACATTTGGCAGAAAGTTTTGTCTCGGGAACGTAACGAAAGAAAGAGTGGACCAGTTTGGCAATCTCATCGTTCTCGTTGGGCAGAATACGTATACATTTCATCAAATTGGAAGGAGAAAACAAAATGAAAAAACAGGAGCTTGATATGCAGCTTGTCCATATCGCGCAGAAAAATCATATCGAAAAGAAACAGAGAGCGCGCAAATTAAAATGCATAGCTAAAATCTGTAAAGCGGTGCGCACCGTAGTAATCGGAATTGGTTTCACTTTGTTCGGTTGTGCTACGATTGCGGCAGGAGCTATGGATTTCGAAGCAGAAGCAGGATCGCTTCATGCAAATCACGAGCAATACCCGAGAACAACCGTCGTAAAGGAAATTGATATGGCGATGGATTTAGTTGTATTACGCGATTGCACTGGTCATGAATGGACATTCCATGGAATTGAAGACTGGATGGTTGGCGATATCTGCAGTATTCTTCTGGACAATATGGAAACCGCAATTATTGATGATGATGAAATCATCGGTAAGAAGCATAACGGAACTATCGAAAATTATATTATTGAAAGATAATTGAAATTACAAACAATGAAAGAGAGGTAAAATTATGGAGTTAGGAAGATTATTCATGGAATTAAGTAAACTTGGTCATGAGGTAGAAGGTGTGCAAATTCAGAAGGGAAATGAAGTAACAGTTCTTTTGAAGTTTCTGGATATGAGCTTTGGAGATTTTACTCCAATCATAGAATTAGCAGCAGTCGATGAGCTGTTTATGCGCGGATTCACATATGAAGAGATTGCAAAACATGTGTCAGACGCAGTGCGCAAAATTTCAGTTCCAATCAGTGCTACAACTAAGAGAAATTACGATACGGATAAATTAAATCTAATTCTTGCAGCATCTCCAGAACCATTGGAAGACGGAGTTGTATACACGAAGTATCTGGATGTTTATCTGTATATGAGACATGTGAATGCAGATGGTACAAACTTTAAAGTACGCAACGAAACACTTAAAAACTGGGGTGTTTCAGCTTCTGCGGCTTTTAACCAGGCAATTTCCAATACAAAGGAAAAATTGATGGTTCACGATGGTGCAAGTATACATGGAATTTTGCCTCCGGTAAAGTACGAGGATTTCAAAAAGTTCAATAAGGAAAGTATGTTTGGACTTTCTGTGTCACCTTACAAATACGGAGCGGCAGTAATCGCAATGACAGATGTTTTTGCTGCAATCGCAAAAGAATGTAATGACGACTTATGGATTGTTCCGATGAATGTGCATCAGGCTATGGTTCTTCATAAAAGCAAATACGAACTTGCACATGTTAAACATGTAAATGAAATGTTTAACATGGTGTTTTCTAAAGATAGCTTCCTCTCTGATTCAATCTACATGTATTCCAAAGCAGAAGGAAAGCTTATTATTGCCTAAAATTGGAGGAGAGCAATATGAAAGACAATGTAAAGATTTACAGTAGACGTTCGGCGTTAAAACACCTGAATGGAAAAACAGGAGAAATCTTTGACGTTATAGAAGACAAGAAAGGAAGAAACTTATACGTAGTAAGCGTGGACGGAAATAATTATAACCTGTTTGCTCATGAATTTCATGCAATCATAAAAAGCATACCGAAAAGAGTAAGCATTGTAGAGCTTAAACTGCATAAAACAGATAAGTCATTACTCTTTTGGGACGACATGGATTCGCCGGAAAACGTATATAGAATGGTGAAACCGGTTGTCGAGAATGAACATAGGGAAATTATTATGGTTATTTCAGTAAATGCAAAGAGTGTGCCTCTGGCTGTAGAGATTGTGGCCATTGGAGGAACCAGTTTAGCATCATTTGACGCAAAGAACATGTTTAAGCATGCAATTATCAGCAACGCAACTGGCATCATTATGGTTCATAATCATGTCTCTGGCGACGTTAAACCAAGTAACGAAGATTTTCTGGTAACAGCAAGGATTAGTGAATGTGGAAAACTTCTGGATGTTCCAGTGATTGATCATATAATTACCGGAGAAAACACATTCTTTAGTTTTAGACAGAATGGACATTTATAGTGGGAGAATTTATGGATACTGAATATGCAATTTATTATAAAAACAGGGTTCCGGTTTTGTTTGCAAAAACCAAAGGCGAAGCAAACAAGTTGTTGAGCGATATTTATGAGCAAGACAAAAGAGACGGGTGTCCAAGTAAACCAGGAACATATTCAATCAAACCTTATCAGTGGCATTCAGCCATTTAAGGAAATATATTTAAGAAAGAGGTAGATTTAAATGAAAGCAAAGGGAGTAACAAGAAAAACAAATGTGGTAAGAATGGCAACTGTAAATGTAGCTGAGGCAGCCGCAGATAACGAAATCGCAAAAATGGCAAGACAGTTATACGAATCCGTTATGAATAACTTAAAGCAGGTCGGCAATAAATACTTTGTATGTATCGACAGAGAATTATTGTTTGCCGATCCGAGATTTCAGAGACTGAATAAGGCAGGTGGTCATAAAGTGAACACGCTGGCGTTAAAATGGAATCCAAATAAATGTGATCCAATCAAAGTTTCACCACATGATGATGAATGCAGATTTTCAATCATCGATGGATTGCATCGATTCCTGGCTGCAGAAAGCGTTGGCGAAAAGAAATTGGTTTGCGAAGTTATTTTAGATCTTCCGAAAGAACCAGAAGCGAGATTAAAAGCTGAAGCTTTTCTGTTTGCAACGCAGAACGATGAAGTTGACACATTAACTCCAACGGAAAAGCATAATGCAAATCTGATTCTTGGTATTCCGGAATACATTGCAGTAGAGAATGTAAGCAATAAATATGGAATTGCAATTAGAAAAGGTCTTGGCGGAAAGAACAAAGCTGGAACTTTGTCTTGCTATTCTACTGCTTTAAGAATTGCGAAAGTAAACGGAGAGGAATTGCTTGATAACGTATTCAAAGTAATTTGTGAAAGCAGATGGAATTTGAACACACATGGCTTTACAGATAAGACATTAAAGGCAATTTCCGATGTTCTCAAATTACATCCGGAACATACAGATCGGATTATCGCCGAATCCGTCAAATTTTTCAAACCGATTACACCACAGAATTTTATGGCACAGAGTTTATCCGCATATCCAGAAAGAACAAGGGTGGAGCCGTACACACTTTATCTTGAGGATGTTCTTTGTGATATTATTGGCATGGAAAGATTGTACCTTGCTGATAAGGGCATCGAACGAGGAAAAGCAATTGCAGTAAAAGCTTCATAAAACTAATGGAAATTACGGTTGACAAATGAAATAC